ATGCTCTTGGGTCAATATTACCACATTTATCAATTCATGTTAGCCGTGGTGGGATTTCTTGTGCTACTCTATGGCCCGCCGACGCATCAGAGCGAATCGGAGTTCCACGGTGAGCACCGGAACGACCGACTGGGGCGGCGGCACGCAGCTAGAAAGGACCGTTTCGACGAAAGGAAGAACCATGGGTAACAAGTTCGACGACCTGCCACTGTTCCTGACACCGCAGCAGCTGGCGCAGGTGACCGGAGAGCACGTGAACTCGATCCGGCGCGGCATCCTCGAGGGCCGCATCCCCGCAGACAAGGTGAACGGGCGCTGGCGCATCTGCCGCGACGCCGTCTTCGCGAACACCAAGGAGGGCCTTCTCTTCGGCGAGAAGGTGGACCAGTGAGCGAGCGCACGCTGCGCATAGGGCGGATCTGCGAGAAGCGGGGCACCCAGGCGATGATCGCGAGGAAGACGGGCATTTCCCGGCCTGCCGTGTCGCGCATCGTGCGGGGCCTGGAGCCGCCCTACCCGAAACGGGGACGCGCCATAGCCGCAGCCGTGGGCTGGGCTGGCGACTGGCGCGAGCTCTTCGAGGAATGCGACGAGGAGGGAGGCCAGATGTGACGGCCTTTAACAAGTGGCGACCCACAGCCGGAATCTTGGCGGATAGCAGGCTGCGGGCCACCGATGGTCAGAGCGTTGCGCTCTGTGCGAGGGATTATAGACCTTGCGGCAACTTCCCCAAAACGAGGGAGGTGCGCCGATGATCACCGAAACCGACAAGGAGGCGCTGCGGGCTTCGATGCCCGAGGTGCTCGAGATCCTGTTCGGCATAACGGACCTGCGCCGGTCGTTCCGCTGCCCGCTGCCGGACCATGACGACCGCGACCCGTCGGCGCACTACTACGCCAACGACAACACCGTGCACTGCTTCGGCTGCGGCAAGACGTTCGACGTCTTCAAGCTCATGGAGCTGCTCTACGGCATCACGGGCTTCGCCGAGCAGGCGCGCAAGGTCGCCGAGATCGTCGGGTACCGACTCGACGAGGATGACGGGCCGCGAAAGCCGAGACAGAGGCCAAAGCGCAAGCCCCGGCCGCTGTTCGACCCTCCTCGCGAGGCGGGCGGCGCCGACTGCGCAGAGGCGTGCGGCACCGCGTTCGGCCAGCTCTACTGCGCAGAGAACGACATCGGCCGGCGCTACCTGCGCTGGCGCGGCTTGGACGACGGCGACGCCGCCACCTTCGGGCTGGGATTCACGCGCGACCCGCGCGAGATCATGCCTGAGTTCCGCGTTTACGAGCCCAAGGCATTCGGCTTCATCACGATACCGTTCTGGAACCAGGACTTCTCGACGGCCAACTACTGCATGGTGCGCACCGTCTGCAGGCCCGGCGACGCGCGGAACAAGGAGTGGCGGCCGCGCGGGATTGCGACGCCGCTCTGGTGCGAGTGGCTCCTGTCAGCCTCGGCCGAGCAGGTCTACGTGACCGAGGGGCTTATCGACGCGATGGCGCTGGCGAAGATCACCGGCGGCGACACGATGGCCCTGGGAGGCGTGTCGAACGCCAAGCGCCTGGCGCAGGTGCTCCATGCGACGCCTCCTGACCTTCGACCCAAGAAGATCACCGTGGCCATGGACGAGGACGACGAGGGGCGAAGGACCCGCGACAGGATCTGCCACGACCTCGACATGCTCAAGGTTCCCCATGCCGTGATGCCGCCGTACCCGAACGGCGCCAAGGACGCCGACGAGTACCTCATGGCCATGCGCGGCAAGGAGTGGGACTTCGAGCAGAGGGACCCCTCGATCACGACCGGTTACAAGCTGTGGTACACGAGGTGGCGCTGATGGGCGTGAGCAAGGAAGCATACATGCACGACGTGGAGGCCGCGAACGACGCGGCCTCCGTCGTCTCCGAGGATATTGCGGCAACAAACGGACCTTCGCGCCTGCCCGCATTCGAGCAGGCCATCGTCATCCCCGCCGAGCTGCCCGAGATGCCGGCCGAGATCGTGGAGGGCGTGCTGCTGGAGACGCACAAGATGCTTCTTACCGGGCCCTCCAAGGCGAACAAGACGTGGGGCCTCATCAACCTGGCTGTGAGCGTGGCGACCGGCGGATGGTGGATCGACTTCAAATGCGCACAGCGCAAGGTGCTCTACATCGACCTGGAGACCGACCACCGCACGCTGCAGAAGCGCATCTCCACCGTGAGCATCGCCAAGAGCGCCGACGCGAAGGTCGTGCGGGAGAACCTGACCGTGTGGCCCCTGCGCGGCAAGAGCTGCGGCCTGGAGGAGATCACGGCCGAGCTCTTCTGCCGCTGCAAGGCCGGCGACTTCGGCATGGTCATCATCGACCCGGCCTACATGGTCCAGGACGGCGACGAGAACAACGCCAAGGACATCCGAGAGTTCTTCGCCAAGCTCGACGAGATCTGCGTGAACCTGGGCTGCACCGTGGTCATCAGCCACCACCACAGCAAGGGCGCGCAGGGATTGAAGTCCGCCATCGACCGTGGCAGCGGCTCCGGCGTGTTCGGGCGTGCGCCCGACGCGGTGCTCGACATGACCGAGCTCGTGTTGGAGCCGGGCACGCTGGAGATGGCGCGGCAGTCGTACAAGCTCGCCGAGACGCAGCACCTGACCGGCTGGCGCATGAGCTTCACGCTGCGAGAGTTCCCGCCCAAGGCGCCGCTCGACCTTTGGTTCACCTTCCCGCTGCACACCATGGACTCAACCGGGTTGCTCGAGGACTGCAAGCCCAACTACGGCGGCGTGTCCGAGGCCAGGAAGCTGCGCACCGAGGCCGAGAACCTTGGCAAGGTCACCTCCCTGGATGCCGTGTGCGAGAAGCTGATCGGAGACGGCACCGAGTGCTTCCGCGACGAGGTGATGGCGGCGCTCAACTGGTCAGCGCCCACCGTGAACCGCTGGGTTGACCAGTCGACGCGCTTCATGCGCATAAGCGGCGGCGGGGCGACGAAGGCGACGATCGTGCGCAGGCCCGCGAATGATGCGGCAACTTCGGCCGCGTCGGGTGCGCCTGCCTCCTCCGGCACGACCTCGAATGATGCGGCAACTTCGGGCCCGTCGGGGTCTGGCTCCGCACAGGACGAAGGGGGCCAGGATGCGCTTCCGCTCTGACCCCCTAAAGCCCCAAATTTTGGGTTTAGACCCCCCACTAAAAAGCCTTATATATAGGAATCTTTTTAGAGAGGGGGATGAGGGTTGGGGACGAGGCGCCCCAACCCCTCAACCCCGCTCTCTCTCGGCGAGGCTTGGACCCCGAAAAGCCTTTTCGACCCCCTTTTGGGGGTGCCGCAGATGAGCGCGAAGGAATGGCGCGAGTGGACCACGCGGGAGATAGACGTGATGCGGGCCAACGGGCACCTGGGCGTGGAGGCCGTGCACGATGCCTTGCTGCGCGAGTGCGGCACCGACAGATCTACGCGCTCCATCGAGAGCCAGGCGAGCCGGTGCCACGTGAGCCTGCGCGTGCAGCAGGTGTGCCCCGAGTGCGGGGTCGTGGGCGTGCGCCTGAACAGGCAGAGCGGGCTTTGCCCCAAGTGCACCGAGCTCATGCACCTGAACGAGGAGCTGGCCTTCAACGAGGTGCTGCAGGCCGAGCGCGAGGAGAAGGCCGACGATGCCGACGTGGCCGCGATACGGCGCGAGCGCGACCGGATGCGGCAGAGGAACAGCCGGCTTTGCAGGAAGTACGGCTTGAAGTCCAGGCGGGACCGCAGGGACGACAAGTGACGCGAGGGTGAAAGGGTGCAAAGGCCGAAAGCTTTTCACCCTTTCACCCCTTTGTATGCCAGTTTGTGACGCGAAGGCACCATGCCACCTTGAGGAGGTGGCTGACCATGCCCGCGAAGTTGAAGCTTACATACGCGCTCGTGGAGCAGATCGTCGAGCTCAAGCGCGACGGACTGTGCGACGCGGACATCATCGCCGCGATCGGCGTGCACCAGGCGACGTTCTACCGCTGGCTCAAGGAGGGCGAGAACGCAAAGACCGGAGTGAAACGCGCGTTATACGAAGAACTAAAAAAGGCCGAGGCGCAGTACAAGAGATGCCTGCTCACGACCATCAAGTCGGCGGCGGAGTCTCGCGCCCAGTACTGGACGGCGGCCGCCTGGCTGCTCGAGCGCAAGTACCCCATGGAGTACGGCAAGATGGAGCGCAAGGCCGAGGAGGCCGACAACGCGCCGGTGCAGCTCACTCTTGGCTTGGTGATCGAGCCCATGGCCGACGACTCCGACGGCGAGGCCGGGGACGGTGACGCGAATGGCGACTAACGTCTCCGACTTCGTCATCCCGCGCTTCCACCCGGTGCTCGGCGACGTGATGGCCCATGGCCACACGCACTACTGGCTGCCGGGCGGGCGCGGGTCGACCAAGAGCTCGTTCATCTCGATAGCAATCGTCCTTCTCATCATTGCCAACCCGAAGGCGAACGCGGTGGTGGTGAGGCGTTTCTCCAACACCTTGCGCGATTCCGTCTACCAGCAGATCCAGTGGGCGATCGAGGTGCTCGGCCTGGAGGGCGTCTTCCGCTGCCGCGTTTCTCCCATGGAAATCACGTACACCCCTACCGGGCAGCGCATCGTGTTCCGCGGGGCGGACGATCCTCTCAAGCTCAAGGGCGTGAAGTTCACCAAGGGCTATTGCTCGGTGGTGTGGTTCGAGGAGTTGGACCAGTTCGAGGGCGTGGAGGCTGTTCGCTCCATCCTCAACTCTTTGCGCCGTGGCGGCGACCGCTTCTGGATCTTCTATTCCTACAACCCGCCGAAGACTATGTGGAGCTGGGTGAACGTGGAGCGCCTGGAGCGTGTGAGGCGTGACGACACCCTTGTGCGTGGTAGCTCTTATCTCGACGTGATAGAGACGCACCCCGACTGGCTGGGCGCACCCTTTGTCGAGGAAGCCGAATACCTGCGCGACACGAACGAGCAGGCATGGCGTTGGGAGTACCTGGGCGAGATCACCGGCACTGGCGGCGCCATCTTCGATAACGTGCACGAGGCGAAGCTTTCCGACTCTCGCATCCGCACCTTCCAACGTATTCGCAATGGCGTGGACTGGGGCTGGTTCCCTGATCCCTGGCGCTTTGTCCGCTGTGCCTGGGAGCCTGATGCGCGGCGCCTTCTCGTCTTCGAGGAGCATTCCGCGAACAAGATGATGCCGGCAGAGACGGGCAGGATCGTAGTGGATTCTCTCACCTTCCCGGACGAACAGGGCGCGGAGGCATACTTCCACGACCAGATCGTCTACTGCGACGACACGCCTGATAGCAAGGTGCAGATGAACGTGTGGAGACGCGAGCTCGGCATCCGCGTGCATGCGGCCAGGAAGGCCAGGATGAGGCGCTTGTCTTACGAGTGGCTGGCGGGGCTGCGCGAGATCGTGATTGACCCGGAGCGATGCCCCTTGACCTTCTCCGAATTCACCTTGAAGGAGTTCGAGAAGGACAAGGAGGGCAACTGGATCGACGAGATCCCGGACGGCAATGACCATTCCATAGACGCTGTTCGCTATGCCATGATGGACGACGTATTGCGAGGTTAGGCAATGGCTTTTCTCATCGTTCTTCTCGCCATTCTTATTGCCGTTGGCATCTGTGCTCTTCTCGCCATAATCGAGCTCATGCGGCTGCTGGCGTGCGCCTTGGTGACGTTGGCTCTTCTCGCCCTTATTGGCGCCTAAGCGATTGCGTGCTAGAGCTGGCGGAAGTGATCGCCCCAGGAGGTTGAGAGCATGTCCTGCACGCTCTTCTCGACCATTTCCCTATGCCTTGGCTGGACGATGAACATGTAGTAGCGCTGCGAGACCTTCTCGAACTTCAATGCAAGGCCAGAAGCACCGGGGAGGTCTTCTCTTCTCAACAGCGCCTTTAGCTGATCCGTGTAGAAGGGGTCCTTTCGCCTTGCCTTGTGCTGGTAGTAGACGACCGTGGAGCCCTGGGCGTAGTACCTGGCGAGCTCTTCGGGCAGCACGTACTTGTTCTCCTTCGGCCTTCCCTTGGCAGATGGAACGACCAGGCCGTTGTCGGGATCCACGCACACGATGTCTTTTCTGGCCATGACGTCGAGAGACTTTGCGAACCACTCGGCCCGACGCTCGATCCTTTTCGCCTTCCTCATTCCCCTGAAATCAAGGCAGTCAGAGAAGAACGTGGCCTGCAGGATGCCGTCATTCTCCATGTAGCGCACTTCTCGGTGCTTTCCATCGACGATAGCCTTGAGGCCAAGCCAGAGGTCTGGATCGCATGCGCGGTATTCGTCCTGGTGAAGGTAGTCAACGTGGCGGCCGTCGCTATTGTGCGTCTCGTCTGGCGTGAGGTACCAGTTGAGCCCTATCGAGAAGCCTGCCGACTGCAGAGCCCTAAGGAGGCCAAGCTTGCTGTAGTCGCCAATGTCGCCCGTGTACCTGTTCTGCATGTTCTCCCCGGCTTCTCTTCTCAAACCGAAAGCTCTTCTCGGCATTTTAAGGCACGTGGGTGTTTGTGACGCGGGCGGATGCTTCACCTGACCTTATCGGCCGGACTATCGGAGGTGACGCATGGGCGCTAATGGTCTCGATGAATACTGGGTGCCGGAGCACGTGAAGGATTACTTGCGCAAGCTTGGGTTTGTCCTTCCCCTGGATGACATGGAGCCCTGGATACGTAGCTGGGATGACTGGATGTCAGCCAGGGGCGAGTTTTACGACTATAGGGACAAGGACGGCATGGGGCGCGTGTACGCTGTTCACCGTCGGTCTATTCACCCTGCCATGCGCGTTTGCAAGGAATGGGGCTCTCTTCTCCTCAACGAGGAAGTGAAGGTGGTCTGTGAGAACCAGAAGGCCACCGACTGGATCAACTCGTTCTTCTCTTCCACGAACTTCATGAACGCGGCGCAGGCCACCGTGGTACGTGCCTTCGGGCTCGGCACTGGTGCCTGGGCGCTTTGGATTGACCTGGGCAAGCGGAAGGTCCGTATTCGCCATTACGACGCTCGCATGGTCATTCCCCTGAGCTGGGATGAGGACGGCATCAGCGAATGCGCCTTCGTCACGCGTGCCTTCTATCGTGGCAAGGCCGTGGACCAGCTGCAGATGCACCTCAAGGGCGGCATGGTCTTCTCGCCTGACTTTTCTTCACCTTCCACACCTTCACCTGAATACGCGGAAGGTCTTCTCGCCAATGAAAGCGAGGAGACGTACCGGATCGTCACCGTGTGCTTCGACCATGAGGGTAACGAGCTCGCGCCGGTGGGTATTCTCCCCATATACGACACGGGCTGCCCTTTCCCCACCTTCGGCATCGTCAAGCCAGCAGTCACGAATACCAGGGTGGATATGAGTCCCTACGGACAGAGCGTCTTCGCGGACGCGGTGGATGCGGTGCAAGCCGTGGACCTCACCTTCGACGCGCTCATCAACGAGATTGACCTGAGCAAGATGCGTGTCTTTCTTAGCGATGTTCTCTTCGACCGTGAGGCCGATGGCAACAAGAACGTCACCATCCCCTTCGGAAAGCAGGACTGCACCGTCTTCCGCAAGGTCATGTCGACGGAAGACACCATCCAAGAATTCGCGCCGGCGCTCCGCACGAGCGGGCAGATCGAGGCCTTCCGCGTTGCCCTACAGATGCTCGGCGACCTCACGGGCTTCGGCATCAACTACTTCGACATGGACGACTCGCGCGGGTACGTGAAGACGGCCACGGAGGTCAGTAGCGATAACTCGGCCCTGATGCGCAACATCCGCAGGCATGAGAACAGCCTGGAAGACGCGATCGTCTCGATAGCCAGGGCGGCCATGCACGTGTCGCGTGGCTTTGGTGAGTCCATTCCCAATGAGGGCGAGACGAGGATCCAATTTGATGACTCCATCATCCAGGACACGGCCGCCGAGAAGGAACAGGACATGAAGGAAGTGGGCGTCACCATGGGCGCATGGGAGTATCGCATGCGCTGGTATGGAGAAGAGGAAAGCGTGGCACGCGCCAGGGCGGCCGAGATCGGTGCTGGCAGTATCGGGGATGGTGAAAAGCAGTGAGGGCCCTACTCGGCCTCGAGCTCGATCCTCTCGCTGTCCCTCACGAGCTCGACCCTGTAGCCGCACGCCTGGGCGATCTGCACGAGCGTGTCGGTGCGCGGGTAGCTCCCACGGCTTATGAGGGCGGAGAGGTACATCCTGGACTTACCAAGCGCCTGGGAGGCGCCCACGACGCCCTTGCCGCTCTGCTCGCACATGTGCTTTATCGCCTCGGTGATCCTCATTCTTCCTCCCTGCCCGTGGGGGTTTACCAGAACAGTCTATCCCAGCTGGCAGGGATTAGCAATATGTAATCTCTATGAAGGCATGATTAGCACTTGATAATACCTACCCATGGGCTTACTATATTATCAGTTGCTAATCTCTATCGTAAAGGAGGACGCCATGACCGCCACCATCACCAAGGAAGCAACCGCCTGGAAGCTCCCCGACCTGGACACCGTCTACCACTGCGAGGAGCTCGGCCCCATGACCCTGGGCCAGATGCTTGACGGCGTGGACCCGGACCTGGTGCCCTCCGACCAGACCATGTACGAGGACCTGCTCTGGGCCTTCGGAGCCTGGGACACGCTGGAGCAGATGAACGCTGCGATGGCCACGCGCGTGTACGTGGCGGAGCCTGACGGCACGGTGGGGTTCCGCCTGGTGAAGTAGCCACGCGGGCACGCACAACGGCATACGAGCTCTCCGGGGACGGCCTGCGGGCCGTCTCCTGCTGTCTGGGCCCGGGATCCGTCACGGCCGACCCGGGCACGGTGACCGCCGCTGCCGCCGTCTCTGCCGCCGACGGTGCGCACAAGCCACGCAAGCGCACGACCCCAAAGCGGTAGCGCCATGGGCAGGGGTGCCGTGGGGCGCGCGAGGGAGGGACTGCCATGCGGGCAGCGGGCGGCCCGATAACCTTGCAGGCGCTGGCGCACAGGGGGCCGTGGGCGTGGGCGGCTGAGCCCGCAGCGCTGAACAGACCGGCGCAAGCCGGGCTGTGAAGCGCCGTGGCGAAGACGCACGCGCCCACGGCCCCCTGTGTGCCAGCGCAGGCCGGGAGCGTGGACGGCGGCCGTGGCTGAGCGCCGCCCGACGAACAGACCCGCGAAGCGGGGCTGTGAGGCGGAGCGCGAAGACACGGACGACGGCCACGCTCCCGGCCGTCCCCGGTTGACTCGCATGCCGCCCGCTGCCCGCATGGCAGGCCCGACCCGCGCCCCACGGCACCCCTGCCCATGGCGCGGCCCAACCCTCGATGAGCCCGCGCTTGCGTGGCTTGTGCGCACGGCCCGGCGGCAGATAAATTCTGCGTCGTGACGCTCACGGTCTCGGTGGCGATCAGCAACGGTTCGGTCGCAGGTTCATCGTTTGGCAGACGGTCGCGGTCTCGGCGTGCGCGTTCTTCTCATTCGCCACGGTCTTCTCTCTATCCGTATGCACTTCTTACTTTCCGCTTACGGTCTTCTCGCTAACGGTTTCGTTCACCTGCGAGTCATTCTGCTGCGTTCCTCTTCCTTCTTAGCTGCCAGCTAATCTCAGTACTGTTGCGGTCTGTTAGAATGTGATGCGTTGTGTATTTACATCGGCGTTACTTGGTAGGGATGCTTATGAAGTATTCGGAGCTGCTCGATTCCGGCGCCTCCACGTCAGAGCTGCAGGCGTATCTTGTCGATTCCGAGCTGGTCACGGTCACCCTTCGGCTTCCGCGCACCATGCGGGAATCTGCAAAGGAGTACGCCAACCTCAACGGCCTCACGTTTACCTCCCTCGTGAAGCAATGCCTCATCGAGAAGCTTACGAAGAAGGACTGACGCCATGGAATACCTCGACAACACGGGGCGGCAGCGCCTCGGCGACGCCCTCAGGGATTCCATCGACGACGGCGCGAAGCTTTCCATAATCGCGTCGTACTTCACGGTCTTCGCGTTCGGCGAGCTCAAGGACGAACTCTCGAAGGTCGACGAGCTGCGGTTCATCTTCGACGAGCCGACCTTCGCCAAGCAGATGGAGTCCGAGAAGGACCCGCGCGAGTTCGTCGTGCGCCGGCGGTCCCGCGAGAAGGGCGTCGGCGGCACGGGCCTGGAGCTGACGCTGCGCAACAACTTGAACCAGCGAGCGCTCGCAAGGCAGTGCGCCGAGTGGGCGCGACAGCGCGCCACCTTCAAGACGGCCAAGCAGCGCGGCATGATCGCCACGACCGGCAGCTACCACGTGGATAACCCGAATGCGGAGTCGCACGCCTTCATGGGTAGCGCGGCCAACGCCTTCACCTTGGAAGGCCTCGGCTACGAGCGCAAGCCCGGCGTCGTGACCGGCATTAGCCACTTCCAGACGTCGGCCGAGGCGATGGGCCTCAAGGCCATGTTCGACTCGGTCTGGGACAACCCAGCGCTCGTGGAGGACGTGACCGAGGAAGTCATCGAGCAGGTTTCCACGCTCTACCGCGAGAACTCGCCCGAGTTCGTGTACTTCCTGACGCTCTACCACCTGTTCCGCGACTTCATGGAGGACGAGACCGAGGACCCGATACGGCCGGGACTCCGCTTCGAGGAGTCGGTCGTGTGGGGTAAGCTCTACGACTTCCAGCGCGACGCCGTGGTGGGCGCCATCCGCAAGCTGGAGAAGTATAAGGGCTGCATCATCGCCGACTCGGTGGGCCTGGGCAAGACCTACGAGGCGCTGGCGATCATCAAGTACTACGAGGAGCGCAACGGCCGCGTGCTCGTGCTCTGCCCGAAGCGTCTGCGCGACAACTGGACGCTCTGGACGCGCGGCAACGACGAGCGCAACCCGCTCGCGGACGACCGCTTCGCATACGATGTGCTGAACCACACCGACCTGTCGCGCTACTCCGGCATGAGCGGCGACATCGACCTGGAGTACCTTCGCTGGGGCAACTACGACCTCCTGGTCATCGACGAGAGCCACAACTTCCGCAACAAGAGCACCGACGCCGAGAAGACCGACCGCTACACGCGCCTCATCGACGACGTGATCCGGGCAGGCGTGCGCACCAAGGTGCTGATGCTCTCGGCCACGCCGGTGAACAACAAGCTGCTCGACCTGCGCAACCAGATCGAGCTCATAACCGAGGGCGACGACGAGTACCTCGCCGAGACGGACGGCATCCCATCCATCACGCAGGTGACGCGCGTTGCCCAGCAGAGATTCAACGAGTGGAGCAAGCTAGACGACAGCGAGCGCACGACCGAGAGCTTCGTGAACGCGGTGAACGCCGACTACTTCAAGCTGCTCGACGTGCTGACCATCGCACGCTCCCGCAAGCACATCACCAAGTACTACGGCGCCGCGTCCGGCACGTTCCCGACGAGGCGACCGCCCATATCGTTCCAGACGCCCATTGACGCCAGGGGCGAGCTGCCGCCGATCGCTGAGCTCAACGACATGATCGCCCAGCTGACGTTCGCCCAGTACCAGGTGCTCAGCTACGTGCGCTACGACCAGCAGAGGAAGTACGAGGACCGCTACGGCGACACGTGGGGCAAGGACTTCCAGAGCCAGGTGAACCGCACGACCGCCGTGGCCAACCTGATGCGCGTGAACGTGCTCAAGCGCATGGAGTCGTCCGTGAACAGCTTCCGCATCACGCTGCGGCGCATCCTGGACGGCTGCGTGGACCTGCGGGGCCGCCTGGACAACGTGGGCGCGAGCGTGAACTACGACATGCGCGGCACCGACACCGAGTTCGACGACGACGATGACGCCGAGGAGTTCGTGGCCGGCGGCAGGGTGCACGTTGACCTGCGCGACGTGGACGCGCTGCGCCTGCGACAGGACCTGGACTACGACATCGAGAAGCTGCGCCTGCTTCTCAGCTACGCCGACGCGGTGACGCCCGAGCGCGACGCAAAACTCATAAGGCTGCGCGAGTACATAGCCGAGAAGGTGACGAACCCATACAACCCGGGCAACCGCAAGATCCTCGTGTTCAGCGCGTTCGCGGACACGACTGACTACCTCTTCGACCAGCTGGCCGGGCCGCTCAAGCGCGAGCTCGGGCTGGAGTGCGCCGAGGTGAACGGCGGGGCCAACCGCACCTACTCGCTCAAGCTGAGGCGCACGACGTTCGAGGCGATACTAGCGCACTTCTCCCCGAAGTCGAAGGAGCTCTCGGAACGCGACCGCAACGCCGGCGAGATCGACATCGTCTTTGCCACTGACTGCATATCCGAGGGCCAGAACCTGCAGGACTGCGACTGCCTGGTGAACTACGACATCCACTGGAACCCGGTGCGCATCATCCAGCGCTTCGGGCGCATCGACCGCCTGGGCAGCGAGAACAAGGAGATCCAGCTCGTGAACTTCTGGCCGGACATCGCGCTCGACGAGTACATCCAGCTGGAGGGCCGCGTGAAGGGCCGCATGGTGCTCATGGACGCGAGCGCCACCGGCGAGGAAAACGTGCTGGAGTCCAAGGCGGCCGGCGAGATGAACGACCTCAAGTACCGCCGCCAGCAGCTCGAGCAGCTGCGCACCGAGGTGCTGGACCTGGAGGACATATCGGGCGGCATATCCATCACCGACTTCGCCTTCGACGACTTCCGCGTGGAGTTGCAGCGCTACGCCAAGGATAACCCCGGCTTGCTGGAGACGTCGCCTGTTGGCCTTCACGCCATTGCGCCCATACCCGACGAGCTAAAGGGCGAGGTGAGGCCCGGCGTGATCTTCTGCCTCAAGCAGAACGACGAGCGGAAGGACCCAAAGGACACCAACCCGACCTTCCCGTACTACGTTGTCTACGTGACCGACGACGGGGCGAGGATGACCAAGCACACGCAGCCCAAGCCTGCACTGGACCTAATGCGGGCGGCGTGTAGCGGACAACACGAGCCCCTGCTCGACCTATGCAAGACATTCAATGCAGAGACGAGGGACGGGCTTCGCATGGACGCCTACACCGACCTGCTCGACGACGTTGTGGCCGCCATAACCGGCGTGCAGGAGACCAAGGGCATGGAGTCGCTGTTCAGCCTGGGCGAGGTGGGCAGCGGCGTGACCCTGGGCTTCAACGACTACTCGCTCCTGTCCTTCTTGGTGCTGCGATGAGCACGCGGTGGAACGACATATTCCAGCTGCCCGAGACGGCGCTGGCCGGAAACAAGCGCGTGCCCAAGACGATGCTCGTAGCTCAAGCCGCGCTCACCAAGCACGAGCAGAAGACGCTCGACAAGATTAGGAGGCTCGAGCACTTCGCAACGGCAACCAAGGCGACGACGAGGATGCTGCCGCGCGTTGACGACGAGCGAGACATCCAAAGCGTCATATACCTGCGCTGCGAGATGGCGGGGACGTCACAGGCTGTGGCCGAGGTGGCACACCTCGTGCACAAGTGCTTCCCGAACCCGACCGTGATCATGCAGGACGTGGGCGACAAGACGTGCGTGTCCGTCTCGCTCACCCGCAAGAGCTATGCTGAGCGCGGCGCCACCGTGATGGAGGCCATTGAGTCGACCGGGCTCTTCGACCCGCGGGCGCCCGAGTGGCAACCCTTCCTGGACGCAATCGCCTATCCGATGCTGCCGCAGGGCGACCTCTACGAATACCTGAGCGCTATGGCAAGCGACGTGATGCTCTCCCGCGCTATCGACGCACTGGGCTTCTATCCCCAAGCACGCGCCGGAGACCATGAACGAATTCTTGTCCTAGTGAACCGTTACGATGTGGTGCGAAGTGAGGTGCGTCAACTCTACGAACAGAAGCGAGCGCCCGACGTGACCCTGAATGAATCCGCCAAGCTTCGGATACGCATAAGAAAGGCCGAGAACCAGCAGGACGCGATTCTCAACGAGATAAAGGAGCTATGCAATGGCTGAGTTCGAGAAGATGAACCTTGCATCTGCCAACCTGGTGGCAGAACGCATCGAACAGCTGAAACAGCTGCTGCCCGAGGTCGCCACCGAAGGTGGCATAGACTTCGACAAGCTGCGCCTGGTATTGGGCGACGAAGTTGACGAAGGCAACGAGCGGTACGCTTTCACCTGGCCCGGCAAGACCGATGCCATCCGCCAGAGTCAGACCCCTAGCATGGCAACGCTGCGTCCCTGTCCTGAAGAAAGCGTGGATTGGGATGAGACCGAGAATCTCTGCATTGAAGGCGACAATCTAGAAGTTCTTAAACTTCTACAGCATTCATACCATGGCCGCATTAAGTGTATATTTATTGATCCCCCATATAATACTGGTACGGATTTCATATATCCAGACAGCTTTGGCGACACAATTGAACATTACCGTGAACAGCTGAATCTAGGGAAACAATCAAACGCTGATACCAGCGGGCGCTTTCATGCAAACTGGTGCTCGCTCTTATATCCGAGGCTTCGACTTGCTCGAGAACTCCTGTCAGAAGATGGCGTAATACTGATAACCATTGACCATGTTGAGTTTGCGAACCTAAAGAAGCTCTGCGACGAAATCTTTGGAGAAAACTGCTTTGCAGCTCATCTTGCATGGCGATCTAGCGATAGCAGCAACAACAATGCTCTCTCTTTTTCTGAAGATTTCAACGATGTGCTTGTATACTGCCGCACACCAGGCTGGAGGCCAAACTTCCTTAATGACCCCGAGAAAAGAAAGCACTACAAGAATCCCGATAACGACCCGAGGGGCCCATATTATGACGGCGGTGATGTAAGCAATCCTGGAGTACGTCCTAATCTTCAATTTGACATCACTACACCCAGCGGCAATGTGATTAAGCATCCAGCAAACGGGTGGCGTTGGTCACGCGAGCGCATGGACGAAATGTTCAAAACGGGTGAGCTACGTTTTTCGCCTGACGAAACCCGCGTAATAAAGAGGCGTTATTTGGCGGATATGAAAGGACTACCGCCATCGACATTGTTGATTGACCTGAATAAAACAGGACATACGCGTGCAGCCAAATATGAACTAAAAGCACTGTTCCCCGAACTACCCGTTGCAGACCTTTTCAGCACCCCAAAGCCAACGGCTCTTATGAAGTATCTGCTTGAGCTTGTTGTCGACCGCGATTGCATAGTCATGGATTTCTTTGCTGGATCAGGAGCGACTGCCGATGCGGTTATGAAATTCAATACCGAATCGCAATTTTGTGTTAGCTGTATCTCTGTCCAAATACCCGAACCAGTCGGTGATGGCAACAACGCATTCAACAGCATATTCGACATGTGTAGGGAGCGGATTAAACGAGCTGGGGAGCAAATATCAGCACGCAGGACAGATAATCTCCAATTGCCTATTGACGGTACTTCGGAAAGAGAGGTAGACACCGGCTTCCGCGTACTCAAGCTAGACGAAAGCGGCATCGAGCGCCCGAAACCCGGAGAGCTGCTGCTCGACGTGGTGAAGCCCGACCGCAGCGACGAGGACATCATCTTCGAGATGATGCTCAAGTGGGGCCTCGAGCTCACCCTCCCCATCGAGAAGGTGGAGGCGGCGGGCTACCCCTGCTACTCCGTCGCCTATGGCGAGCTCGTCTGCTGCTTGGCCGATGGCCTGAACATGCAAGTGCTTGACGCAATAGCCGACATGGAGCCAAGGCGCGTGCTTATGCTCGACCGTATCCTCGACGACACCACCAAGCTCAACGCCGTGCAGGCGTTCAAGCGCGTGGAGGAGAAGACTGGCCGCGAGGTCGAGCTGAGGACGGTGTAGCCATGGCGACCCTAGAGCTCAAGTACTCCGCCGACCAAAAGCACCAGGTGGAGGCCGTTGAGGCCATCACCGACCTGTTCCGCGGGCAGGAGTTCCTGCGTAGCGAATTCACAGCCGAGGTTGGCGCCGCCGGCACGCTGATGGAGGGCCAAGTGCTTTCCGTGGGACACGCCAACGGGCTGCGTCTCTCGGCCAACCAGCTGCTTGAGAACCTGCACGACATCCAAGAAGAGAACAGCCTCCCTGCGACGAACGTGCTCACCGACGGCAAGCTACGAGACTTCACCATCGAGATGGAGACGGGCACCGGCAAGACCTACGTGTACACGCGCACCATCTTCGAGCTGAACAAGAGGTACGGCATCGCCAAGTTTCTCATCGTGGTGCCGAGCGTAGCCATCCGCGAGGGCGTGCTCAAGAGCTTCCAAAGCACTAAGAAGCACTTCGCCACGCTCTACGACAACGCGCCGATAGACGTGTTCGTCTACGACAGCAAGGACATGGGGCCAGTGGGCAACTTCGCCACCAGCAGCTCCATCCAGGTGATGATCATCAACATTCAGGCGTTCAACCGCGACTACTCGAACGACGGCAACGCCGAGTCGAGCTCGCTTTTCCACCGGCCGAGCGAGCGGCTTATCGGTGGCCGATCGCCTCGCGAGGTTGTGGCCGCCTGCAACCCCATCGTCATCATCGACGAGCCGCAGAGCGTTGACAACACCGCCAAGGCAAAGGCAGCCATCCGCAGCCTGAACCCGCTCTTCGTGCTGCGCTACTCCGCCACACACAAGGAGGGCTACAACAAGGTCTACCGCCTAACACCTGTTGACGCCTTTCAGCAGGGTCTCGTGAAAGGCATCTGCGTAGACTCGGTGCTCGCACAGGCGGACCTGAACGGCGCGTACGTGAGGCTGGACTCCACGCGCATGGGCAAGACGCCCGGGTCCATAACGGCGCGACTGACCATCGACGTGAGGCAGAAGGACGGCAGTCAGAAGCGCAAGGCCGTGACCGTAAGGACGCACGACTCGCTCTTTGACAAGAGCGGCGAGAACACCGACTACGAGGCCGGATGGATCGTGAGCAACATATCGGCCGCCGACGGCGACGAATGGATAGAGTTCACCAACGGCGAGTGGCTGGAGAAGGGCCAGGCTGTGGGCGACGTGGCCGACGAGGCCGTGAAGCGCGCCCAGATCCGCCGCACAATCGAGGACCATCTGCAGCGGCAACTGGAGCTCGCGCCCAGGGGCATCAAGGTCTTGAGCCTCTTCTTCATCGACAAGGTTGAGAAGTACCGCCTGTACGACCCGGTGAGAAACGGCGAGTACGCCGAGATGTTCGAGCAGGAGTACGCCGATGCCGTGGCGAGCCCGCGCTGGCAGAAGAAGTACGCCGCCGCCGGGCTTACGCTCGACACCGACGCCGCGGCCGTGCACTCTGGCTACTTCGCCCAGGACGGCAAGGGCCGCATCAAGAACACGAGCGCGACCGCAAGCACGGCAGCCGACATATCGACCTTCGAGACCATCATGCGCGAGAAGGAGACGCTGATCTCCTTCCCCTCAGACGGTGACGACGAGGAGACACGGGCCAAGAAGCGCATCCAGTTCATCTGGTCGCACTCGGCGCTCAAGGAGGGCTGGGACAACCCGAACGTGTTCCAGATCTGCACGCTGGTTGAGACCAAAGACACCATGACCAAGCGACAGAAAGTCGGGCGTGGGCTTCGCCTGTGCGTTGACCAGAGCGGCGAGCGTTGCTACGACGAGGACGCCAACGTGCTCACCGTCATCGCCAACGAGAGTTACGACGCCTTCGCGAGCGGGCTGCAGACCGAGTTCGAGAAGGACGGCCTGCGCTTCGGCGTGCTGACGCCCGAGTCGTTCACGAAGGTGACCATAGAGCTGCCTGACGGCCAGGAGGTGAAGCTGGGCTTCGAGCAGAGCGCCGAGGTGTACCAGAGCTTTGCCGCAAAAGGGCTCGTCGACAAGAAGGGCAACATCACACCCGAGCTCAAGGAGGCCGCAGAGAAGGGCTGCGTGGAGATGCCCGCAGGGCTGGAATCTGCACAATCGCAGGTCGAGGCCATCATCCTGCACAAGGCCCAGAAGCTCCAGATCAGGGACAAGGCCAAGGAGGTCGAGGTCGAGCTGTGCAAGGACGTGACGGCCGACCCCGCCTTCCAGGAGCTGTGGGAGCGCATTCGCCAGCGCACGCGCTTCGAAGTGGACGTGGACAGCGAGAGATTGATCGCCGACGCCGTGGCGGGCATCCAGGGCATGCCGAAGGTGAAGCCGCTCGAGGTGCTCTCGACGCGCGCCGACCTGATCGTTGGCGACGGCGGCGTGGACGCGCAGGCGACTGGCACCTCGTTCGTGAAGACGGGCGGAGCGCGCGTGTACGACCTGCCTGACCCCATCGCCGAGCTGCAGGACGCCGTAGGGCTCACCCGCGCAACGCTCAAGCGCATCCTCGAGGAGTGCGGGCGCTACGACGAGTTCGAGGTCGACCCTGCAACGTTCCTTGCGCAGGTGGCGCAGAAGATAGAGAAGGCCAAGGGCGAAGCCATCGCCGAGGGCATTAAGTACACAAAGCTGCCAGACGAGGACTGGTACACGATGGAGGACCTGGACCCCGGCGAGCTGAAGGCCTACCTGGGCCAGAACGCATGGATGCCGAGCAGCGGCAAGAGCCTGTACAGCTATGTCGTGTACGACTCCTCGACCGTGGAGCAGCCCTTCGCCGTGGAGCTCGACCTAGCCGAGGAGGTGCGCGTCTTCGCCAAGCTACCGAACAAGTTCAAGATCGACACGCCGCTGGGCAGCTACAACCCCGACTGGGCCTACGTTGTCGAGGAGGATGGCGAGCGGCGCGTGTACTTCGTTGTGGAGACCAAGGGCGGCGGAAACAACAACATTCGCGTGAGCGACGCCGAAAGGACAAAGATCCGGTGCGCTAGGCGGCACTTCGCGGCACTGCAGGTGGATGTGGAATATGACGTGCGGACTACGTACCACACGGTGAGCGTATAGGGCCGGGAGACTACTATGAGCAAAATGATTACAGGCGCCGAGTATCCATTGGGAAAGGTGTTCAGCGACGACTTCGAATACCACATCCCTCAATATCAGCGCCCCTATGCCTGGACGACAGAGGAAACGAACGTCCTTTTCACCGACCTTAGGGACTTCTTCGTAGAGGAGGACGAGGAGAATTACTTCCTGGGCAGCACCGTCCTTATCAAGAAAGACGACGAACGCCGCGCCGAGGTGATCGACGGGCAGCAGCGCCTGACGACGCTCACGATCCTTCTTGCGTCTATCGCTAACAAGCTGCAGGGAAAGCGGCGTGATGACTGCATGACGTTCATCAAGGCCCAGGGCAACGCTCTGCTCGGGATTGCGGACCAACCGCGTCTATTCCTAAGGGACCGCGACCAGCCGTTCTTCTCGAAGTATATACAGGGTCTAGAGATCGATGAACTGCTTGAGCTTGATCCAGCTCAGCTTGAAGATGAGGCTCAGATAAACATTCAGGAAAACTGTCGGTCGCTCGTCAAGGACATAGGCGACGAATTCGGGGACGATGACGACCGGCTCTTCAGCTTCGCCACATTCCTGTTGACGCGATGCTACATGGTCGCAGTGTCGACGCCTAGCCAGTCATCCGCATATCGTGTCTTCGCCGTTATGAACAGCCGAGGGCTCGACTTGCTTCCGATGGACATTATCAAGGCCAATGTGATTGCCGAAATACCAGAGGCTAAGCGGACTAGTTATGCCGAGAAATGGGAGGAGCTCGAGGTCCAGGCGGGTCGCTCTGGGTTCGATGATGTCTTCTCGTGCATCCGCATGGTGTTTGCGAAGAAGAAGGCCAAGAAATCGCTCAACGAGGAATTCACGGAGTTCGTGGTGAAGCAAGACGGTATGACGCCGGAAATCCTCATTGACGACCTGCTGGAGCCCTACACGGAAGCATACCTGGATGTGAAGGGCTGCGCCTATTCGGCGACAACCGGCTCGGAGGTCGTAAACGACCGGCTCGGCTGGCTTAACCGCATTGATAACTCGGACTGGGTTCCTGTCGCCCTCAAGTTCCTTGCCAACCGTAGAAGCGACTCGGATTACGTGCAGTGGTTCTTCATTGCTTTGGAAAGGCTCGCGTCTTTCATGCACGTCACTTCCAAGGACATAAACCAGCGCATCAACCGGTATGTTCAGATACTCGACGAAATGGACGAGCACCCCGAGCACGGCACAAACGGAAACCCGCGCCTGGAATCGGTGCTCCTCACTGATGAAGAGCGGAACCAATTCCTGGCGGCTCTGAACGGGGACATTTACCTGAAGACACCTCGCAAGAGAAATTACGTGATACTCCGTCTCGACAGCTTTGTTGCGGATGGAGCAGCCACCTATGACTCCCGAATTCTTACGATTGAGCATGTGCTGCCACAGACTGTGCATGACGGCAGCGAATGGTCTGTTATTTGGCCCGATGTAGAGCAGCGTAACGCCTGGCTGAACAAAATCGCGAACCTCGTCCCATTGACTAGGTATAAGAACTCGGAGGCCCAGAACTTCGACTTTGACAAGAAGAAGGCGAAGTACTTCACGGGGCGTAAAGGCACATCGTCCTATGCATTAACTACCCAAGTGCTTAATGAAGCCAAGTGGACTCCGGAAGTCGTCGAGCAGCGCCAAAAGGACCTGATGGCAGTCTTCGTGAAAGGCTGGGGCCTCTAGACGTAAACCAGCACGAAACGACCCTGGCGCACAAATTACTATCTACCTTGTGACAGCCCACTAACCTCATCGCAGGTTGGTGGGCTGCCTTCTTGTTGGCCGCCCAAGGAAACGAAAGGCGGTAAAGCATGGACGGTGAGACCAATGGCGGCCAGGAAGCCACGCAGGGTGCGCAGGACACGTCGCAACAGCAGGGCCAAGAGCAGCAGGAGACACAACAGGGCCAGCAGGAAGTGACTGGCGGCAACGCCCCCGACTACGAGAAGCAGATCGCCGAGCGCGACGAGAAGATCGCATCCCTGGAGGCCCAGGTGGCCGAGGCGGCGAAGAACGCCGAGACCGCAGAGCAGCTGCGCGGCGAGATCGCCGAGCTCAAGGCCCAGGGAGAGTCCGACCGCATCGACTTCAAGCTGCAGCTCGCTGGCGTGCGCAACGTGAAGGCTGCGCGGGCCCTTCTCGGCGACCACGGCAACGACGTGGACAAGCTCAAGGAAGCCGAGCCCTGGCTCTTCGAGACCACCGGAAAGCACGCCAAGGGCGGCAACGCCGGCGGCTCCGGCGCGACCGGGCTGCCCAACGCGGGCGCGGCCAGCGACGAGGGCAAGACGCTCAAGCACTGGCGCGAGATCGCGGGACTCACCGACGATGACGACACCAAGAAGGAGGGCTAAGCAATGCCTAGCAACAACATCGCATTCGCACGCAACTACACCTCGGTGATCGACGAGGTGTACCAGAGGGCGTCCGTCTCGGGCGTGCTCAACTCCGGCCGCCGCATGGTCCGCGCCGGGCACAACGCCAAGGAGATCCTCATCCCGAAGATCTCCGTCACCGGTCTCGGCGACTACACGCGCAACGTGGGATACAAGACCGGCGCCATCACCTACGAGTTCGAGACCAAGACCTTCAACTACGACCGCGGCATCCGCCTTTTCGCCGACGTCATGGACGTCGAGGAGGCTGGCGTGAACGACTGCTTCGTGGAGGCCGGCGCCGAGCTCCAGCGCACGCAGGTGGCCCCGGAGGCCGACGCCTTCACCTTCTCGCAGATTGCATCGCACACGGGCGTAACCGTGACCCCGGAGGACCTCTCGGAGGCCACGGCCACCGACATCCTGCAGACGCTTCGCGATGTGACAAGCGCCATGGACGAGAAGCAGGTGACGCTGGGGTCGCGCTACCTCTTCATCACGCCGACGCTCAAGGGCGTGCTGGACGACTTCTCCTATGCCAACCCCACCATGAGCAACCGCGTGCTCGAGCGCTTCGCCCGCGTGATCGAGGTGCCGCAGGTGCGCTTCTACACCGCAATCGACCTGAAGTCCGGCGACACCGAGTTCGGCTACGCCAAGGCCTCGACCGGCAAGGACATCAACTTCATGGTCGTGGAGAAGTCGGCCGTCATCAAGTTCGACAAGCACGTGGCGTCGCGCGTCTTCTCGCCCGACGAGCTCGAGTCGCTGGACTCCTACATGATGAAGTACCGCAAGTACGGCATCGTGGAGCTCTTCGACAACAAGCTCGACGGCGTGTACGTCTCGGCCTCCACGGAGTAGCCGTGGCGTCCACCGTGACATACGAGTTCTACTCGCAGACCTACGGGGGCGGTCTCTCTGAGGCCGCCTTCGCGGCATCGCTGCCCATTGCTGACAGTCACGTGAAGTGGCTCTGCGCCGCGAAAGGCGCGACGACCACCTGCAACGTGTTCAAGCGCGCCGTGTGCGCGGCAGTCGACGCCTTCGCCGAGTACGGCGCGGGTGAGGTCGGAGGCTTCCAGATCGGCGAGTTCAGCGTGAAGAACTACGCGAGCCAGCAGACGACCGGCGAGGAGCTGGCGACAGCAGCGGCGCTTCGCGAGCTCGGGCTCTCCGGCATGGCGTTCACGGGGGTGTGCTGATGAGGTCGATCCGCCCGATACCGAGATCGGCGCTGCCCGACACGATGACCGTGCGAGCGCCGCTACCCGACGGCACCTACGACGAGCCCGAGCTCATCTGCAACGTACGCTTCGAGCGGACGCAGAGGGTCTCGGACGACGATCACAGGAGCGCGGATGCTGGCGGCGGGACCGTCTTCGTCGACGCGGTCAACTCCATCGGCGCGTTCGAGGTGGTGGCGGGATCGAGAGTGGCCGTCGGCGGCCGCTCGATGTACGTGGCCGAGTCGCACGCCTGCTGCGACCTGTTCGGGCGCGTGCACCATTGGGAACTCAAGGTGAGGTGATTCTCCTTGCAGCTTTCGTTTCTTATCGCGAAGGCACTGCTAGATGGCGACTTCGCAAGCTACTTCGCAAGTGTTCCGTCGGCGGCGGAAGACCCCGAGCCCATCGTCGTGCGCGAGGGAAAGTTCGAGCGCGAGGCGCGGATGGAGGACGAGGAGCGCGGGACCGTGACGGTCGCCGTGCTCGTCGTGCGCGACGTTGAGGCCCAGGCCGAGGCGGATGCCCAGGCCTGCGAGCGCTGGATTCGCACTTACGGCTGGGAGCCGGTCGCCGAGAACGGCAGCTGGCGCATCTGCGGCCTGGACACGACCGCGCCCGCCTTCAAGGAGCGCGACGGGTCAGGCCGCTTCGTGTACGAGTTCGACGTGAGGCTTACGGTGGTGAGAAGCCTATGAGCGACAAGACCAGGCGCGTCAATAGCGCGGGGCGCACGCCCGAGCCCGTCGTGAAGCGGGCAAAGCCCTTCGGAAAGGACGACCGCGCGGCACGTGAGTCGCAACGTCGGGCGTCCTCCTACGGGAGAGCGAGGGGCAACGCATGAGGTCGATCGTCTACGCCGGCAACGACTTCTCCGACGTCTGCAGCGCGGAGGTGGTCGCGAGGTCCGCGAACCCCGTCATCGCAGAGTACATGCGCGTCCCCGGACGTGCCGGGGCGCTGCTCGTCTCGGGCTACATCCCGCCGGTCGACGTGACCGTGCGGCTCTTCATGGACATGGGCTACAACCCCGGCTTCACCGGCATGGCGCAGATGCGGGCCAAGGTGCGCCGCTGGCTGTCATGGCCTGGCGGCGGGAACCTGATACTTCCAGATGACCCGGAGATCGAGTACCGCGACGTGATTCTCGTGGGCGCGGCCGACTGGTCGAACCTCTTCGAGGACGGCGAGTGCCAGCTGACGTTCACCCTGTTCGACCCCATCGGCTGGGGCGCCGAGCGCGTCGAGCGCACGGCCCGCTTCGACGTGGGCGGCAACTGGCCGACGCTGCCCGAGATCCGGCTCGTTGCGGCTGCAGGCACCTACCTGCAGGTGTCGGTGCCGGCGATCGGGCGCGGCATCCGCGTGGACTACGAGTTCGCCGGCGGCGAGGCCGTCGTCGTCGACTGCCAGGGCGAGACGGTGCGCATCAACGACGTGGACGCGCGTGACTGCGTGGCGCTTGCGAGCGACTTCTTCGCGCTCGACCCCGGCGAGGCGATCCTCTCGACCTCCAACTGCACCTACGTGGAGACGCGCTTCTCCGAAAGGTGGGCGTGATGGCGAGCATGGTGCCGACGCTCTACTGGTTCGACCGCTGGGACGAGCGCATCGGGCTTCTTCGCGTTGTCGGCGAGCTCGTGCACACCGAGGAGCTCAACGGCGAGGACACGCTCGAGTTCTGCAGCTACGAGGTGCCTGCCAAGGGCGACCGGCTTCTGTGGCTCGACGGCGAGACCTGGCGCGAGCACGTGGTCGTGAGGACCGAGGAGCCTCTGGAGGGGCTCTGTTCCGTCTACGCCGAGTCATCCCTCTGCGAGATGCTCGACGACTTCATCGAGGAGGCCCAGCTGGTTTCCCGCACGGCGCGGCAGGCGCTGACGGCTGTGCTCGCGCCGACGAGATGGTCGATTGCGTACTGCGCATCCCTCGGCACCGCCGGGGCGCTCATCTACCACCAGAACGCACTCTGGGCGCTCCGCCGCGTCGCCGAGGTGTGGGGCGGCGAGGTTACGCCGATCATCACGGTTGCGAACGGGCGCGTGGCATCGAGGGCGATTCGCCTGGACGACGAGCGCGGAGAGTGGCGAGGCCTGCGCTTCACCTACGGCAAGAACATGGCCGGATGTACGTGCACGGTGCTCGAGCAGGACGTGTACACGGCATTGTATGGGTTTGGAGCTGGACTGCCATTCACCGACGAGGACGGCAACTACAAGGCCGGGTACCGGCGCAAGCTGACCTTCGGGGACATCAATGGCGGCCTGAACTACGTGGCCGACGAGAGCGCCAAGCTGGTCTGGGGTCGCTGGAACGCGGACCGCACCGCCAGGGTGCATTCCTTTGGGCAGGTGACGTTCTCCGACGTGACCGAGCCCGAGCGGCTGATCGTGCTGACCAGGCGGGCCCTGGCTGAGGCGACGCAGCCCAAGGTCAGCTACGAGATCGACGTGGCGGCGCTCGACGGCGACGACGCCGAGCTGGGTGACACCGTGGCCGTGATCGACACGTCGCGTGACCCAGAATGGCGTCTGACGGCACGGATCGTGCGGCGCGTGCGCACGTTCGGCGAGACGGTGGTTGCCCGCGTGACCGTGGGCACCGTCCAGAAGGCCGACTACGAGCAGGTGAGCGCATTGGCGGCCGACGTGGCCACGCTGCAGAACGACGTTGTCGGCATCGACGGCAACCTGACGAGCGCGGCTTCAACCGAGCGCGTGACCGAGACCGTCACCGAGGCGATCGACGATCTGGACGAGCTCGCGGACCTGGACTTTTAGCCCTGCTCCTGCTGCTGGATGAGCTCGCGCGTCTCGTCCGCGAGGTCGGCCAGGGTGGTGGAGGCAAGTCTCTCCAGCATGGCGGTCTCCGCGGCCTCGAGCTCCGCGCCCAACACGGCGTGGACGTTGCGGCCGATGGGGCACTCGGGGCTGGGGTGCTCGTGCATGTGGAACACGCCGGTGTCGTCCTCGACGGCCTCGAGCACGTCGCGCAGCGTGATCTCCTCGGGTTCCATGGTGAGGGACGCCCCACCCACGCCCGGCTCCACGGCGACGAGGCCCGCGGCCTTGAGCTGGCCCAGGACGTTGCGCACGATGACGGGGTTCACCCCGACGCTTCCAGCGAGGAACGTGGACGTGGTCTTGTGCTCCTCGCCGAGCAGGGCGATGCAGAGCAGTATGTGGGTGGCTACCGGCAGTCTGGACGAGAACCTCATGATCCCTCTCTTTCTCTTGGGATAGCGTAGCACGCATTGGTTGTAATGTCACGTGTTACAACTATGGAGGAGTTGTGGACGCCCTTGATGTAATCGTTGACATTACAACGGCGGCATGGCATAGTACAGGCTGTAAGCGTTAAGGTTACAACCTACGAAAGGGGCACCACCATGAAGAAGATCGCAGTCGTCGCAGCAAACGGCAGGGCCGGCAAGCTCATCGTGAAGGAGGCCGTGGAGCGCGGGAACGACGTGACCGTGTTCGTGCGCGAAGAGAACCAGACGGCCGCCGAGAAGGCCGTCCAGAAGGACATCATGGACATCACGGCCGAGGACCTGGCGGGCTTCGACGCCGTGGTCGACGCCTTCGGCGCCTGGGCGCCCGAGACCCTAGATGGGCACGTGGCCACGAGCCAGCACCTGTGCGACGTGCTCTCCGGCACCGATGTGCGCCTGCTCGTCGTGGGCGGCGCGGGCTCGCTCTACGTGAACCCCGAGCACACCGCGTGCGTGGCCGACGGCCCCGACTTCCCCGACGCCTTCAAGCCGCTGGCCGCCGCCCAGGGCGAAGAGCTTGAGAGGCTTCGCGGGCGCGATGACGTGAGCTGGACCTTCATCTCGCCCGCCGCGGACTTCCAGGCCGAGGGCGAGCGCACTGGGGCCTACACCCTGGCCGGCGAGGAGCTGACGCTCAACGAGGCCGGCGAGTCCGTCATCAGCTACGCCGACTACGCCATAGCCATGGTCGACGAGATCGAGTCCGGAGACCACATCCGCCAGCGCATCAGCGTCGTGCGCAAGTAGCGCCGCAGCTGGCTCACATCCCGCACGAGCGTCGGGCCCGCGTCCTTGTGACGCGGGCCTACTCTTTTGCCCGAGGATTGGAGGCGGCATGCTCGACGGGTACGGACTTCACACGATCATATGGGACTCGGCCGACGAGCGGCTGGGCGACTTCCTGGTGGCGTCGCCTGCCGATGCGAACGGGCGCGGCCTTGAGCTGCACGTCCGACAGGGCGGCGCGGTTGCCGACCTGACCGGCGCGGAGGTCTACTTCCTCTGGCGGCACAAGATGGCCGGCACGCGCGGGTGCGAGCCGATGACGGAGATCGACGCGTCCCTCGGGCAGTTCGTCGTGTACTATCCGGCCGCCATGCAGGAGGCCGAGGGTGCCGTTGACGCGCAGTTCATGGTGACGCACGAGGGCAAGAGCATCAGCACGCGGGCGTTCACGATCCGCGTGGAGCCCGTGATCATCGGCGGCACCGAGAGCGAGGACGGCTTCACCCTGTTCGTGGAGACGATCATGCGCTACGAGGGCGCTATCGAGATCACCAACGAGGCTGCCGATGCCGCCAATGAGGCGGCCGAGGCCGCTGAGGACGCTGCCGACAGCGCGAACGCGGTGGCTGCCGCCATCCAGGCGGCGGCGCAGCGCGGCGACTACGACGGCGCGGACGGTTTCAGCCCGACGGCCACCGTCACGCAGACCGAGGGCGGCTGCGCCATCACGATCACCGACAAGAACGGCACCACGACTGCCGACGTCGCCAAGGGCGTGAAGGGCGACAAGGGTGACACGGGAGAGACCGGTCCCCAGGGCCCGAAAGGCGACACGGGAGATCAGGGACCGCAGGGCATCCAGGGTTTGACAGGTCCGAAAGGCGACAAGGGTGACACGGGAGACACAGGTGCGACTGGACCGCAGGGGCCCAAGGGCGACACTGGAGAGCAGGGACCGCAGGGAATCCAGGGCTTGACTGGCGCCACGGGACCGCAAGGGCCGAAGGGTGACACGGGAGATACCGGCGCGACCGGTCCGACTGGGCCGCAGGGTCCCCAGGGTGAGAAGGGCGATACCGGCGACACTGGCCCGCAGGGACCGAAGGGAGACACCGGCAACACGGGACCGCAGGGCGCGACGGGGCCTGCCGGCGCCGACGGCACCCCCTGCACGCACTCGTGGAGCGGCTCGGTGCTGACCGTCACGAGCGCGTCGGGCACGAGCTCGGCCGACCTTCGCGGACCGCAGGGCATCCAGGGAATCCAGGGCGAGACCGGCCCCCAGGGTGAGACGGGGCCGCAGGGCGAGACCGGCGCGACCGGCGCCACGGGACCGCAGGGACCCAAGGGCGATACGGGCGACGACGGCGCGGACGCGACCATCACCGGCGCCTCGGCCACCGTCGACTCGTCCACCGGCACGCCTTCCGTGAACGTCACGCTCGGCGGCACGGCATCCGCCAGGACGTTCGCATTTGCCTTCCACAACCTCAAGGGCGAGACGGGAGCCACGGGACCGCAGGGGCCGCAGGGGCCGGCGGGGACGACGCCTGACCTGTCCGCCTACGCCACCAAGCAGTACGTGGACGACGCGATCGCCGCCATTGCCAACCTCGAAGAAGAGGAGTTCTGATGGCCGTAGGTACCGTTTCCACACACATACTCACCGACATAGCGAACGCTATCCGATACCAGGCCGGCGTGGCCACGCTCTACAAGCCGCGCGAGATGGCCGCTGCGGTGGCGGCCCTCGACGGCACCGACGCCGGCAACTACCAGGCGCAGCCCTACATGCAGCTGGAATCGGGCGTGCTACCGGAGTCGGTCTTCTCGGACATCGCAGACGCCATACGCGGGCAGAACGGGCTCTCGACGCTCTACCAGCCGGGCGACATGGCGGCCGCCATCCTGGCGCTCGAGTGGGACGTGGGCTACAAGATCCGCGCGCTGCTGCTCGACGACGGCACGCTGGAGATCAACTACTACGAACGGCGAACGTCGGTCACCGGCGGGCGCATCGTGCAGGTCTTCGAGGTCGACCCAGATGGGTACTCGTCCGCGAGCGCACGCTCCTACGACTCCATCAAGCTGCTGGTGAGGAAGGTCTACATAGACAGCACCATCGGTCCCTTGGGCCTGACCAACTGCGCGTACTGGTTCAACTCGTTCTCTGAGTGCACCGAGGTGCGCGGGTTCGAGAACCTCTCCGGCGTGAAGACGACCACGCAGATGTTCACGAGCTGCGGGAAGCTGGAGACCATCTACGCCACGAGCTTCACGAACGCCATCACGAGCTCGGGCTCCATGTTCTACGGCTGCAGCCGCCTGGTGGGCGGCACCGACGGCTACGTTCCCACGTCGACGAGCGCGGGCAGCGTGTGCAAGCTCGGCACCGGCGGCGTGCTCACGAACCCCAACGCGGACAGCCGCACGTGGTTCTACGGGCACTTCTACGCGGACGGGCAGGCCGTGCTCACGGCGACCGCGACGCCGGACGCCACGCGCGAGCTCCTGGCCACGGGGCGGATCTGCGCGATCGGCAAGTACACGGGCATGGGCTTCACGCCCTGGGACAGCACGAACCGCCCGCAGCTCACGAGCGTGCACTTCGCGAGCGACATGGGCTCCTTCGCCGCTCTGAACCTGATCTACCTGTTCTACAGCTGCACGAACCTGGCGACCGTCACGGGCCTCGGCAACCTGGCCAACGTGGGCTCGATGCGCTACACGTTCAGCTCCTGCGCGGTGACCGAGCTGGACTTCCGGGGCTTCGACCCGTCCACGCTCACGGACCTGTTCTACTGCTTCTCGGGGTGCAGCAGCCTGACGACGATCTACGCGGATTCGAGCTGGGCGCTGCCTTCGAGCGGCATCAGCGGCATGCAGTGCTTCTACAACTGCCGCTCGCTTGTCGGCGGCAACGGGACCGCATGGTCTAGCTCGAACACGAACTACACGTACATGCGGATCGACACGGCGAGCACGCCGGGGTATCTGACGGCTGCCTAGCAAGTTGTGACAAGGTTGGACACTGCCTCCCGAGGACAACAGTCGATCTCGGGAGGCAGTTCTTTATGGAGTCAATCATCGTCGCGTGCATCACGGGGGTGGTGACCCTCGTCGGGGTGATCCTCTCCAACTCGAAGAGCAGGGCCGTCATGGAGGTCAAGCTGGACGCCCTCACGGCAAAGGTCGAGAAGCACAACCAGGTCCTGGAGCGCACCTACCGGCTCGAGCAGGATATGGCCGTGGCGAAGCACGACATCGAGGAGATCAAGGGGAAGGTGGCATGAGATGAGCGAGTTTCTGGCAAGCAACGAGTGGCAGTGGAGGCTGGCGCGGACGATCGTGCAGGGGGTTTTGGGCGTGGTAATCGCCAACATCGACCTGATCCTGGGCTACGCGATCCTGGACCCGACGCTGCGGGCACTGGTCGTGGCGTTCGTGATGGCGATCCTCTCGCCGGTCATGGCGGCTCTCGGCGGAGGCGACGGCGACAAGCCGGAGATCCCGAGGGGTGAGATCCGTGGGGCTTAACGGCATCGACATCAGCTCCTGGCAGGACGACCTGGTCGTCTCGGCCATGGGGAGCTGCGACTTCGTGATCGTGAAGGCGACCGGCGGCGCAGGCTACTCAAACGAGTGCTTCCGCCGGCACGCCGACGAGACGCTGGCGGCCGGAAAGCTCCTGGGCTGCTACCACTACGCGCGTGACCATGGGTACGAGGGCTCGGCTGAGTCCGAGGCTGACCACTTCATTTCTGCCTTCAAGCCCTATACCGGCAAGGCGATCCCGTTCCTGGACTGGGAGGCGGACGCGCTGAACCTGGGGCCATCCTGGGCGAAGACGTGGCTGGAAAGGGTCAAGGCGAAGACCGGCGTGACGCCCGGCATCTACACGAGCAAGAGCGTGCTCTTCTCCTACGACTGGTCGAGCGTGGCCAAGACGTACCCGCTGTGGGTGGCGCAGTACCCCAACTACGAGGAGACGGGCTTCTTATCCGAGCCATGGACCGACGGCTGGGACTTCGGGGCTTGGAAGGATCCTCTCATCTTCCAGTACACCGGCACGGGTCGCATCCCCGGATACGGCGGGCACCTGGACCTCGACCTCTTCTACGGCACCAAGGACGACTGGCGGGGGCTCTGCGCGGTTGCCGGCGCCTCCGCTGGCACCAAGGAGGTGAAGGAAGTGGCGATCAGCAGGGCGAACGTGGCGGCGCAGATCATGGAGCACCTCTGCACGTGCGCGGAGCACGGGTACTCGCAGCCAGGACGGCATGGTACCTCTGGGCACTGCAACGTGAAGACCGACGCGGGCACGATCAAGGTGACCAAGGGCGACCGCGACTGCTCCAGTGCGGTGTGCGAGGCCTGGGAGCTGGCGCTCGCGGGCTCTCCCTACGACGGCCTGATCACCCGGTACAACTGGACCGGCGGCATGCGCGAGATGTTCGTGGGCTCTGGCCTCTTCTCGTGGAAGCCGATGAGCTTCAACGCCTCGCGCGGCGACATCTACCTCGAAGAGGAGCACCACACGGCCATGTGCATCCGCAACGACGGCACGGCCGACCTCCTGGGCGAGTTCAGCATCAGCGAGACCGGCGGCATCGATGGCGAGCCGGGCGACCAGACCGGGCGCGAGAGCTGGATCCACGACTACTATCCCGGCAGCTGGGACGGCATCCTCCACTACAACGGCAAGGCCGACACCGGGGGCGCGTCAACCCCTACCGGCTCTGGTGCGCCCTCCGGCGACGTGTCAGAGCTTGCGGCGAGGGTCATCGCAGGCGATTTCGGCAATGGCGATGCTCGAAGGGCCGCGCTTGGCAGCCGGTACGACGAGGTCCAGGCGGAGGTCAACCGGATCCTCTCGGGCGGCTCGTCCTCTTCCTCCTACGACGTGGACGCCCTCGCGCGGCGCGTCATCGCCGGCGAGTTCGAAAACGGCGACGAGAGAAAGCGGCGCCTGGGCGACAGGTACTCTGCCGTGCAGAAGCGCGTGAACGAGATCCTCGGTGCCTCCGGCGCGGGCACGACCTCCATGGACGTCGACGCCATGGCGCGCGCGGTAATCCGGGGCGACTACGGCAACGGCGAGGAACGGAAGCGGCGCCTGGGCTCCTACTACTCGATCGTGCAGCGACGCGTGAACGAGATGCTGTCATGAGGTCGAAGCTTCGGTGGCTCAGCGAGCAGGTGGGCTGGCTCCTGGGAATCGCGGCCAGCCTGCTGCTGATGCTTATCCTGCTGCCGCTCATACCGCTCTTCGAGATGTACGACGACATCCGGAGGGCTTACGAGGACAAGTAACGCGGAAGGCCGCCTATCGCATGATAGACGGCCTTCTTGCTTGCTGTGTGGGTTCTGACTAGCTGAGCGGCTCCAGCTCGCGGTACAGCGGATCTCCGTCACCCACGAGCACCTGCCACCACCATTCCGGAGTCTCAACATCAGACTGGCACAGCATGTCAAGCAGCTTGGCGCGGAACTCGGGCGGGCAGCTCTGGAAGTCCTCGCGCATCGCATCGAGCGTGGCCTTGCTGGTGGCCATCATCTCATTGCAGATCTCCTTCTTCTCGTCCAGGCTGTAGCTCTCGGGCGAGTACAGGCAGATATCCGCCTTGAAGTAAGCCATTTCCTCGGCTTGCCGAAGCTCTTCCCACTTGGTATCGTTCGTCATGTTGGATCTTCCCTTCTTCGCTACCGTGCCCCTCGGGGGCTCTTGGCAGTAAAGAATTCTGTCAAGAGGAATCCCCGATGGAGCGTTTTCTTTCGGTGCGAAGTGAAGGGCGATTTGCGGTTTTACCTGCGGTTTTGTTGTATAGTGGGTTGGAGTGTTTTCCCAGCACGTAGGGGATAACAACTCCGACCCCTCAGCAGCTCCTTGGAAGCACTCCCAAAATGGGCAGCCACCAATATCGAGTGTGGTCGAGCATATTAAATTCGATGATCTGAAACCGGGCTATTCCGGAGGATACGTCACCTCTGTGAGCGAATGGTTTGCAGACTGCCCAAACCTGCTGGACGTTGATTGCGAAGGCTGGAACTCTGCCCACGTGAATGACATGTCGGGACTTTTCAAGAACTGTCCCAAGCTCACCAAGGTCGACAACCTCACCCAATTGAACATGACGGGTACTGCGAACTGCAGTTCCATGTTTGAGGGCTGCTCGCAGCTGGAATCCGTCACGATTTTCGATCCTGACTGGTCAGACAACCCCGTCAAACCGACAAATGTTTCGCGCATGTTCAAGGACTGCGCGAAGTTATGGGAAGTCGATCTTGGCAACATGTCAATCGGAGCAGACGCGGAAGCGCCCAACATGGAAGAGATGTTCTCCGGATGCAACAACCTGACTGCGATATCTTTTAACAGCGATAGCCTGTACTTCACGAACGACATATTTGATGCCGATGACGATTTCCTCAAAATCGATGGAGTATGGGTGTACCAAAGCGCGCAGGATGCAAGCATCACCCTTCATCACAGCTTGCCGAGAGCCGAGGACGATGGCGAAGTCTCCGGCAGGTACAAGCTCATAAAAAGAACCCCTCTTAAAACTCTCGGACTGTCTTTCGCCTCCCCCCGTGCAGGGGAAAAGCTGCCTAAGGAGGGCAATATAATGGTCGAGGCGTTGTTTTACATGCAAGGTTCAGACAACGCCGATAAGGCACAGAAATTTTACGTGCCGACGGGACTCACCTGGAAGCCGACTCCAGCAGACCCTGACGAAACGGCAGACTATGAAACCGAATACACCGCAAGCGTCCCCTGGACGAGCGTCATAGGGGAATTTGTGGTCGATGAAAACACTCCTATTGAGTATGAAAACCCCGAAGGAACGCAAGGCTCCGGTCCAATCCGGATATGGCGCGACGGCGGCACGCTGAACGCAACCTTCAAAACAAATTCGAAACCCACCGCCCCGAGCGGCATCAAGTTTGACCCCTCCGACCTTCGCAAGGTGTACACCGGCGATCCCGTGACGCTCAAGCCGACCATCACGCGCGGGCAGGGCAACTCCCTCGAGGGCGACGAGGAGAGGATGAGCTACGAGCATCGGGCTGCCGGCGCGGAACCTAGCGAGGAGTGGACGGCCGGCCTGCCGACGAACGCCGGCTCGTACGAGGTGCGGGCCACCTTGGCGCCCGCGGAAGACGACGAGCACGAATACTCCGGGGCCCAGGTCGTCGTCGAGCTCGTCGTCGACAAGGCCGACTACCAGGTCGGCGACCCCGCGATCGACTACCAGGACGAGCTGATCGTCTTGACCGGCGAGGACGCGGGCTCGGTTGAGGCGACGGCCGACGGGGTGTCGCTCGAGGTCGCGGCCGGCACGGGGAGCGCGACCGTCAGCCTGACCGAAGCCCTGGACGCCCCGGCGTGGAGCGCGCCGGGCGAGGAGCATGCGGTCGCCCTCTCCATCCGGGGGGACGACAACCACAACGGCTACGCCAAGGAGATCCGGGTGCCGTCGCGCCCCTCCGTGGAGCTCCGAGTCGCGTCGCAGCCCTCCGAGCCCGGCCAGCAAGGCGTGATCGCCGGGTTCGACCCGGCGGCCGCGGCCGCCGGCCTCTACGAGATGGCGGCGACGTCCGGGCAGGCGCCCGCGCGCGGGGCCGCCTCGTGGGGGCCGGCCCCGCTCACGCAGGACGCGGAAGGCGCATGGGTGGCGCAGCTTGATCCGGGGACTTACGCGTTCCGCCTCAAGGCCTCCGACGAGAGCGGCAGCTTCGCCTCCCTGGAGAGCGCGCCGCTCACCGTCACCGCCCCGAGCGGCATCAAGTTTGACCCCTCCGACCTTCGCAAGGTGTACACCGGCGATCCCGTGACGCTCAAGCCGACCATCACGCGCGGGCAGGGCAACTCCCTCGAGGGCGACGAGGAGAGGATGAGCTACGAGCATCGGGCTGCCGGCGCGGAACCTAGCGAGGAGTGGACGGCCGGCCTGCCGACGAACGCCGGCTCGTACGAGGTGCGGGCCACCTTGGCGCCCGCGGAAGACGACGAGCACGAATACTCCGGGGCCCAGGTCGTCGTCGAGCTCGTCGTCGACAAGGCCGACTACCAGGTCGGCGACCCCGCGATCGACTACCAGGACGAGCTGATCGTCTTGACCGGCGAGGACGCGGGCTCGGTTGAGGCGACGGCCGACGGGGTGTCGCTCGAGGTCGCGGCCGGCACGGGGAGCGCGACCGTCAGCCTGACCGAAGCCCTGGACGCCCCGGCGTGGAGCGCGCCGGGCGAGGAGCATGCGGTCGCCCTCTCCATCCGGGGGGACGACAACCACAACGGCTACGCCAAGGAGATCCGGGTGCCGTCGCGCCCCTCCGTGGAGCTCCGAGTCGCGTCGCAGCCCTCCGAGCCCGGCCAGCAAGGCGTGATCGCCGGGTTCGACCCGGCGGCCGCGGCCGCCGGCCTCTACGAGATGGCGGCGACGTCCGGGCAGGCGCCCGCGCGCGGGGCCGCCTCGTGGGGGCCGGCCCCGCTCACGCAGGACGCGGAAGGCGCATGGGTGGCGCAGCTTGATCCGGGGACTTACGCGTTCCGCCTCAAGGCCTCCGACGAGAGCGGCAGCTTCGCCTCCCTGGAGAGCGCGCCGCTCACCGTCACCGCCCCGAGCGGCATCACCCCTCCCGCCACCGACAGCCAGCCCCAGCAACCCCAGCCTCTACCCCAGCAACCAAACGATACGCAAGCGCTGCCCTCTGCTGGCGATACGGCAACGGCAGCGGCGATGTCTGCGCTGGCAAGCGGTGCCGTCGTCGCCCTGAGCGTCGCAGCAGCAACACGCAGGAGCAAGCGATAGCGCACGAGCGGGAAGCCAGAAACCCTATCTCCGAAAGCAAGGCGGTCTGCGAAAGCGGCCGCCTTGCTTTTTGTATCAGCCGATGCCGACATGCCGCCCGATGCTTAAGCTCAAACCTGCTGCACGCCAGCTTATCCTTTAGGGCACGAAAGAAACGAAAGGATTCTGAATAGCCCGTCGGCATTCCCGGTCGACGCCATGGATGAACGTGAGCGCTCGCCCTCTTAGCCCATGGCGCTCGATAACTCCCCGTCGGGATTCGAGAAGCGCGTCATGCACCTGGACGCACTCTCCGATGACGAGTCCGGCATCCTCGTCGACATGGAGGCCACCAGCCGCTACCGGATGGCCTGCCTCCGCACCTGAAGGAGCGAGGCTTCGTCGTGATCGCCAATTTACCGTGCACCGACGCCATGAGCCGCCTCAAAACCTCGTCGAGGTAGAGATCGACGTCGTCGGCTCCACCTTCATCGCTGGGACACCGCGCTACGGGGACTTCGCTCCGAGTAGGCTCGCCAACGAGAGGCTTTTCTCGCTTCGGCAGGCGACAAGGCTCGGCCAATCCACGACCGAAAGCGGGTCAACCTGAAACGCCGGGTCATCGTCGCGCTCGATCGGGTGCTCCCCGAGCACAGGCGCTTGCTCACAGACGTGCTCGGCAAGACCTCGAAGGCCTTCCTCAAAAGGCGCCTCGCACTCGCCAGCGTGCAGCTGTCGGCAGCCGCACGCTGGCGGACGTTCTTGACAAGGCCAGCCACAGGGAGCTCAGACACGAGGAGACGCCCGTGCGCATAGGTGCGGCACAAGGTATGCGCCCATTCGCAAGAACGCGCAAGCAAGATGCCTGGCATGGATCGCACAACCGCGATTCATGCCAGGCAAGGCAAGCGCACTCCGGAGCTCAGCGCTCCTACGCGCCCGCTTCTCTCGATTCGCTGCGGCCATCGGGCGAAGGTTCTGAACCCGCCCATACAACTTGCCGGTAGGGCGCCCGAACGGAAGGCGCGGCCTGATCGGGCCGCGCCTTCCGTTTCCGCTTCGATAGATAGGCTGTTGACTTAGCGAATACCGTTCTTACGGCGTGAAATGAATGCGCCCGCACCGGACAGCGCCGCACCGGAAACAGCAAGAATGCCAAGGATCGCAGTGGAGTCTCCCGTCTGGGGGAGTTTGTCCTCAGTCGATACCTCGGAACCGCCGTCCTCCGCAAGCTCGCCGATTTCTAACGCAAAGGTGGAGAGATCGGACACCGTGAAGGTCACGCCGCCATTCTCGGCGACAACGCGCTCGGAGGTGATGGAGCCGTCCGCATGGAGGTGCCAAACGGTCACCCAATGTCCGTTATATGCCTCATCGACGGGCATGGTGAGCGTCAGCTCGCCGAAGCCGTCGTGGACCTCGGAGCCGTTCACGAACATCGAGACCTCGTACACTCCCGCGAGCTCGCCCGCGCCCATGGCCGCGACGAGCCTGTCGTAGTCGGCGTCGCCCGCGGAGAGCTCGGCCGCGCTCAGCGCGACCTGGGCGCCCTCGGGGATGTTCGCGCCGGAGAGCGCGCCGGAGGCCGTGATGCCCGTGCCGCCGGAGACGGCCGGGGCCTCGACGGTCGGAGGCTGCGGGGCGGGGGCGCCGCCCTGCGAGCCGTCATCGACCACGTCACCAACAGCTACCGTAACCTCGAACCTGCCGAGTTCGGACCCATATTTTGTCATGGTCGCAGTGAGGGTCGCGTCCTCGGTCATCTTGATGGAATCGCTCCACTTCTCACCCTCGGAGGTCTCCACAGTCACCGTGCGAACCTTACCGTCGGCCAGCTGCTTATCGAAGCAAGCGGGAATGGTCAGCGTAATCGTGCCGAAATCGTCCGTCACCGTCTGGCCGTTCACCACGAGACTGCAGGCAAACGTTGCAACGGTGATGACGCCGTCCTCCATCCAGTCGCCGCGCACACCCGGCGCCAGGTAGACGTGCGCACCCTCGGGCACGTTTGCGCCGTCCAGGATGCCAGTGGCGGAGAAGATGTCATCGGGCTCTCCGGTGGTCGGGTTGAGCAACGGGATGTCCATCGGGGCGTTCTTGTCGGTCACAACGGCACCGACGGTGTCAGACAGCGCGTACACCGGGGTGAGCACCGCCCTCGAGACGTACCCGCTCTCGTCGACCGAGATGATGGTCAACGTGAGGGAGGCGAGCTTCTTCCCCTCGGGAACACGCAAGGGAATATTGCCCATTTGGTAGCCGCTGACCCACCCATAAGGCCCGAGATACGCGTCGTTGCTCCAGTCGATTCCCAAACCGCCCTCGACGATAAGCGTGCCTTCGGAAAGGCTCAGAGAGGGCGCAGCCGCATTATCCGGATTGATACGAAGCTTGGCGTTTGCATCACCGACGAGATTGATTGCGAAAAACTCATCGACCTCGTTTGTCTTGCTGTTAACGAGCATCGCCTGCCACTCACCGGCAAGGTGCTCACAGCTCTCGTTGCTGCCGTCTCCGCCCTCGGCGTCACCACGTACCTCCGGCGCCGCAGCGATAGCAACCGCCTCATCGGCATAAGCAGGTGCCATCGGAACGATCGAGCCAAGCGCCAACACCGCGACAAGAGCGCCTGATAATAGCAACTTGAACCCCCTCATCTGTCTTTCCACGTGCTCTCCTTTTCGGTAGATAGATCGATTGATAAGCAAACTTATAGTTTTCATTTTATGCCATCTTTTCTTTATTGCAAACTCTCTGTTTGTGGATTTTGTGCTAACTCGCAGTTAGCGTTTCCGTCATGGAAAACGAAGACTTTTACATATTTAAAAGAAGGCTCGGCAGGCATCTCCAGGCGCGACGCAAGGAGTGCGGCCTTTCGCAGGAGCGAACGGGTGAAATTCTGGGAATGGACCGGGTGTCTGTTGGCTACATCGAGCAGGGCAAGCGTGCGCCGAAGCTCAGCACTCTTCATGCGATGACGAGGCTCTACGGTGTTAGCTTCCCGGAGCTTTTCGAATTCGACGTCCTTCCAACCAAAGACTCGAACACCTCAGATTGAACCGCCAAAAGCTTGTTTAAGACAGCTCAGCCAATCTTTCCAGGCTTATATGCCAACATTCTCGCTTTTCGCCGATACATACACGGATACCTACACGCTTGCTCGTTTTCGGCGGCAGATAAAAGAAAACGCCTGAACTGTTTTACCAGTTCAGGCGATAAATTTTGGTCGCGGGGGCAGGATTTGAACCTACGACCTCCGGGTTATGAGCGACTAAACAAGTAATACAGTTTGGTCATTTGTGGATGTGTGTCAATTTCCACAATCTGCGTGCAATTGCACGAAACCGCGTAGTTCGGCAAAATCCCCCCGACCCCCCTTATTCCGTTCACCCCGTCTAACAACCCCCCCCCCTGATACAATTCGCGCCGAGGAGGGGTTCCGAGGGGCCCCGACGGACAGGGCCGCGCGGAACACGCAGGAGAAAAGGGGGCGGCCATGCCGAAGGTCACAGGCTGCGGCGAGATCGGGGAGATCGAGCGGGGCGAGGTCTGCAGGATAAGGCACCATCTGGGGAAAGGCCCCGCCACGGGGAAGCACATCCGATCCCCGAAGAGGACGGTCTGCGGCGCCAAGTCGGACGCGGGGCGGGCGCTCGAGGACTACCGCCGCGAGCTGGAGAGCGGGTTCGCCAACCCCGACGAGGTGACAGTGCCCGAGCTCGGGTGGAAGCGGCACGAGCAGCGCAAGCTCCTCAAGGACCTCTCCCCGCTCACGCACAAGACCGACGAGCGCGAGGTCGTGCGCGACGGCCGCGCCGCCTGGGTCGAGGAGTGGCGGGTCACGGTCTCCTCGGCCGCCGAGCTCCTGGAGATCCAGCGCGGGGCGGGCGCGCCCATCGCCATCGACAGGAGCCGGATCACCGTCATGACGAGGGGCGCGTGAGGCCGCCCCGGCGCCCGGGCGGGATGCCGGGCTTCCCAGAAAAGCCACAAAGACCTACAATTATCATCAGATGTAGGCTCTTGTGGTTTTCAAGGAGGAACAGCGTGGTAATCACCTACCGGGAGGCGCTCGCGGAGCTCGGGAGCAGGTACCGCGTTCGGAAGGCGGTGTCGGAAGGGGCGCTCCACCCCGTCGGCCGGGGGATGTACTCGACCAGCAGGGACGAGGACGCCCTCGCCGTGATCGCGAAGCGGTACCCCGGCGGCATCCTGACCGGGCAGACCGCCCTCTACGCCCACGGCCTCGTGACCGCGCCGCCCGACCGGATCGACCTGGCCACGAAGCGCGGGGGGACCAAGATCCGCGACGCCGCCGTGCGCCAGCACTTCATTCCGGAGGAGTGGCTGGGCGTCGGGAGGTCGACCGTCTCGGTGGACGGGACCGAGCTGGCCGCCTACGACCCCGAGCGCATGCTCCTCGAGCTCATGCGCTCGCGCAACAAGTTGCCCTACGACCTCTACAGGGAGGCCGTCGCCTCGTTCCGCAGGCGGTCGGAGCGGCTGGACATATACAGGCTGCAGGACTACGCGGAGGCGATCCCGCGCGGCGAGGCGCACCTCGAGCGCGCCATGCAGGAGGTATTCTGATGGACCTGAGCGAGATGAGGGCACGCTACGAGCGCGAGGAGGGCCACTCCCGTCTCAACGCGACCGCGCGCGTCTGCCAGGACGTGATCCTCTCGAAGCTGGCGGCGTCGAGCATGCGCGACCGAGTAACGGTCAAGGGAGGGGTCCTGATGTGCGCGCTGTCGGGGAGCAGCCGCCGCGCGACCCAGGACATAGACCTCGACTTCGTGCGGTACCCGACGACCGACTCCTCCATCCGCTCCTTCGTGTCCGCCCTCTCGAACCTCGGTGACGGCATCACCGTCCGCATCGCCGGCGAGATAGAGGAGCTGTCGCAGCAGGACTACAAGGGGAGGCGCGTCAACCTCAAGATCAGCGACGGCCGCAGCACGTTCGGCACCAAGCTCGACCTGGGGGTCCACGCGAGCGCCGCGATGGAGCAGGACGAGCTGTGGTTCGACGTGGCGCACTGGCAGGAGGGCGTCTGCCTGCTCGCGAACTCGAAGGAGCAGGTGTTCGCGGAGAAGCTCAAGTCCCTGCTCCACCACGGCATCCGCAGCACGCGCTTCCGCGACCTCTACGACATGTACTACATCGGGCACAGGAAGGACCTCGACAGGGAGAGGCTCGCGCGCTACATCGACGAGGCCATCGTCGAGGACCGGGACATGTGGGACGAGAGCATCGAGGACGTCGTCAGGCGCGTCGAGCGGACGCTCTCCAACCGGCAGTTCCTCGCCCGGATGAAGTCCTCCCACAGGGACTGGATAGGCCGGAGCGCCGACGAGGTCGCCCGATGGCTGCCCAGGTTCCTGGGCAGCCTCCGCCGATAGACACAACCCGAACCAGGAGTGCGCATGAACCCGCTCGATGACACGTTTCCCCAAGCCCAATGTACTTCCTCCGCCGCCTCCCCATGGTCAAGGTCACAGAGGAGTTCGATTTCTTCAGGTGCCTCTCCTTCGACCCAAAGTTCTACGGGAGGACCGTCAGCGAGCTCCATGCCGGAAACCTCAGGAGATCGGAAAGCAGCAGGTACGCCTCCCTGCTCCCCGGAGACAGGGTCTCGTACTGGTCGGACGACCCCTTGACGGCGACGGCGGAGGCCAGGAAGTACAACCCCGGACTCGACCTCATCACGTTCCACGCATACGACGACGCATCGAGCACGTTTCCGACTTCGGACTGCCGCGAGCCTCTCATCGTGGTGGACGGCAGGGAGACGGGGTTCGCGGAGATAATCGAAAAGCTCGACGCCGGGGCGGAGCCGAACGCCCAAGACAGGTCGCTCATAGACCGCATCGGGGCCGAGGAGCCCGACTGCATGATGTACGAGTCCCACGTCAGGAAGGGGAGGTGCAACTTCCTCTTCTTCGAGAAGGGCTTCGAGAAGCTCTCCGAGGCTCCGCCTCGAGCACCGGGACGAGGAGACCGGCAAACGCAAGGTCAACAGGAACGTAATCGAATGCGCATGGGGATGCGACTACTCGCCCATCCAGGAATCGTATGGCAGATGCTTCCTCCCCATCGCCAGGACCGCCATGGTCGAAGAGCACCTTGAGACCGACGAGTACGCGCGGAGGAGCGTGCGCCGCTGGCACCAGCCCTACGAAATCTAAATAGGCTGCAGCGGCGCAGGGCCTCAATGCCCCCTAAAGCTATGCAGCAAGCCGCTCAGCCTTTCGTTCTTCTCTATGAACTCGCGAAGATAGTCCTCCGTGATACGGAACTGCTCATGCGTACGCCGAACTTTGGTGGAAAGCATCTGGTCCCCGTTCTCCACCGTTGTCTGGAAGCTATGGACGATGCGGTTCCTCATATCCACGACCTCTTCGAACAAGTCGGCTATGTCGGTGCTTCCCGCCTCTTTCGATATGGTTTCGGCGATATGCGGCTTTAGCCACCCTGATTCCAGGTCGATTAATTCGTACCACGACTTTGTGCACAAGGAAGTCCGGAGAATATTCTCGACTACGAAGGCGTAGTTCGCATTAAATACGCACATCGAGGCGCCCAGCAAAAGCAGGTAGTTGTCAGGCGGCAACGCCTGCCGAGTCAGTTTGTCCATGGCTGTTCCTTTCCCAGCATTCCGTCGATCACATTTTATTGCACTCCCGAGGGGATCCCAAATTCCAGGCGAGGACGAAGCATCACCTTTCGCATATGCGTTCCCACGTGTTGCGCCTCCGCTGTGCGGCGTCAGGGGCGCTCACGGAACCCCATACAAACCTGCGCTCCGCTCCGATTGGTGGGGGGGGGTTGCCGCGAGCATCCCCTGACCCCCCCCTTTTTTTTTGCCTCGGGGCGGCGCTTCAGGGAGCAAAGCGCAAGGCGCCGCAGGGCAAGCGCCTTCCGCTTTGCCCACGGGCGGAGATCCTACGGGCCGGAAGGCCGGAAGGGAGCGGGACATGAAGGCGAGCGAGGTCATCGTGGAGTTGGAGGGGCGCAGGGACCGCGGCGCATGGGACAGGGGCGTCACCTCCTGCGCCGTCGGGATGCTCGAGGAGCTGGGGCCGGACGCCGAGCTCGCGCCTGGGAGCGTCCGGAAGGCCCTGCTGGACGGGGCGGCGGACTGGCCCGCCTACAGCTGGGGCGGCTGCGCGCTCGTCTACGACGCGGACATAGCCCGCGCCCTCTGCGCGCCGTGGGAGCCCAGGCGCACGCGCGGCGGGGAGCTCCGGCCGAACCGGCGCGAGGAGTGGCTCGACGTCCAGGCCCGCGCGCTCGCCCAGGCGTGCCGCCAGGTCGAGCGGATCGTCGGAGCGCAAGGCTAGGGCCCGCCGGTCTCCGAGAGCGCCCGGGGGCCGATTCTTTCCGCAGGGGGGCGCCCCCGCACCCCGCTCCCCGCATGTCCATGTCCGCCCACGCGCCACGAGGCTGCGCCCTCCGCCTCCGGGCACCTCAATGTAAGACTCCGGCCGAGGCTACGCCCTGGTAAACGTCAGCAGCAGGCCCCTGTCGTCCACCCTCTCCACATCGCCCACGGCGAAATCGACAGGCACCATGCCGCCTTGGCCGGGAGCCACATCGAAGGAGGTCTTCGTCGGGAATTCGCCCGATCCTCCGTCAACGGTCGCCATAAGCAGGACCTTGTACTCGTCGACCAGCCCAGCACGAACGAAACTCCCGTTCAGGCGCCCGCCGCCCTCAAGGAGCAGGTGCTCAATACCGAGCAGGGAGCGCAACTTTCCCACGACGAGCGCGAGGTCGAGCGCATCGTCGCCGCCGAAGATGTAGGACACTCGCCTGTCGCGAAGAAAGGCTAGGTAGGCGTCGGACACGCGTCGCGTGAGCACGGTGACGATATGGTCGCCGCACCGGTTGGAGTACAGATCCGACGCCCCATGGATCATGGCGTTGCCCCTCCATGCCAACTTGCCGGAACCGTCGATCGCGATGGCGTACCGCTCGGCACCCGTATCGAAGATGCAGTCCTCGCGCTCGATGCGCGGAGCGTCTGCCGGAAGGTCAAGCCTATTGCCAGGCTCCAGCTGCCACGGCCAATCTTCGAAGGTCGTGCGCCCGTTCATGAACGCAGGCGCTCCGATCCTGTCGTGGATCCTCTCGTACAGGACAATGAACTCCCTGCCCCGATCCGTTTCGAAATAGTTGCCGATGATCCTACCGTCAAGGGAATTCATCATGTAACACGTGATGAACGGTCGCTCCATAAGGCGCCTCCTCCTGTGTTGATTCGTTCTTGACTGTTTTATCGATAATGATAGGATAGGCGCGGTTTTTATCGTCTTTTGCAAGATTTGTGGCAATTTGTATAACTATCGTGTCAACTCATACTAAACGACGGCGATATAAGCGAGGAAACGTGCGCTTCAAGCAACTCCAGATCGGCCCCGATCTCCGAGAGACTATCCCCTACGGGGAAAGTCTCGTCCCCCTTTGTGCCTGCGTCGATAGACTCGACGAGTACCTCAGCAGGGAGTGGAGCTTCCACTGGCACGACGAGGTCGAGTTCGCGGTGGTGCGGAGGGGCGCCGTCCGCTTCACCGTGCGGCAAGGGGACGAGGGCGTGGCCATCAACCTGCGGGAGGGGGACGGCATCGTCATCAACTCGGGCCGCCTCCACTCAGTCAGATCAAAGGCCTCGGGAACGGAGCTGACGGGGTTCGCGGTGCCGCCCGCCTTCATCGAGCGGCTCTACAATGGCGCCGAGAGCTCGGCGGTTCGCCCTGTCGTGGAGAGCGGGATGGCCCATGCGATCCTACGCGCGGACAACGAGGACGCCGCACTCCTCCTCGAAACGATGCGAGAGATCTTCGAGGCCGACGATGGCCCATGCGGAGAGCTCCGGCTCATCGAGCTGGCGTGCCGAGCGTGGAGACTGTTTGCGAACCTCATCATCAAAAGCGACGAGGCTGCACCGAGGACCGGCTCCCGCGCCGCGGCGCGGGAGCGGAACATGAAGAAGATGCTCTCCTACGTCCACGCGCATTTCAGGGAGGCCATCGGGGTCGATGACATCGCGCGTTCGGCTGCCGTCAGCCGAACGGAGTGCTTTCGCTGCTTCCGATCAGCCCTGGGCGAGACCCCCACGGAATATCTCTCCACATACCGCCTGTCCGCTGCAGCCTCTCTTCTCGCGGGCACGACCCGCCCGATAGCTGACATCGCGTCCAGTTGCGGGTTCGGCAGCTCCAGCTACTTTGGGAAGCTGTTCCGAGCCCGTTACGGAAAAACGCCCCGAGACTACCGGGAGTTGGCGCAGCGCAAAGGACCCGCAAGCGTCTAACCTCGAACCGACGGCAAATGCGCGTCAGCTGACCGTGTCCAAGCATGGAGAGGGCCTAGCCCCTCCGAGATAGTCGCCCAGAGCACGGGCGCTTCAAGCAGACCGAATCATAGGGAGAATCACATGGACGACATCAAGATCATCGGCGCAGCCGAGAACAATTTGAAACACGTCAATCTCAACATACCCAAGGGCAAGCTGGTGGTGCTGGCGGGCGTTTCCGGCTCCGGGAAAAGCTCGCTGGCCTTCGACACCATAGCCGTCGAGAGTAACCGCCAGTGGCAGGCGTCCTACCCCCTATACCTGCGGAACAAGATGCCCCACTACGAGCGGCCAAAGGTGGACAGCATCGAGAACCTAACCCCTGTGATCGTGGTCGACCAAAAACCCCTGGGGAGCGGCAGCCGGTCCACCGTGGGAACGGCGGTCGACGTCGCGCCGCTCGTCCGGCTGCTGTTCTCCCGGGTCGGCCAGCCCAGCGCGGGCGGATCCATGGCGTACTCTTTCAACCACCCGAACGGGACGTGCCCCAGCTGTACCGGCCTCGGTCGAATCTCCGAACTTGAAGAGGGAAGTCTGTTCGATCTGGACAAATCCCTCAAGGAAGGGGCAATTCTGTTCAGCCAGTTCGCCGCCGGCTGGCAGCGGCACCTGTATCTGGGCAACCCACTCCTCGACTCAAACAAGAGATTGCGAGACTACTCTGCGGAGGAATGGGAGATCTTGTGCCTCGGCACAAAGGAGCCTTTGAAGATTGAGATCCGCTCCAACCAGACGGGCCGAGTGGACAGGGTGGACTACGAGGGCATCATCCCGCGATTTCGCAGACTCTACCTAAACCGGGATATCTCCAAGCTAAAGAAGAGCCTGCAGGAGGAGATCCTATCCCACGTTCGCACCGGCCCCTGTGCAGCCTGCGAGGGCACTGGCCTGAACCCGAAGGCGCTGGCTTCCAAGATCGGCAGTCGGAACATCATTGACTACCTCGGCCTGCCAGTCCGCGACCTCTTGTCCGTGCTGGACAAGATCGAGGATCCCCGGGGAGTCTCCTTGGTGAGGCAGATTGCGTCCTGCCTGCACCGCATGACGGACGTGGGAATCGGGTATCTGTCGTTAGGCCGGCCCACCGACACCCTGTCGGGCGGCGAGGCCCAGCGCATCAAGCTAGTCCGCAACCTGGGCAGCAGCCTGAGTGGCATCACCTACGTCTTCGACGAGCCCACTGCTGGCCTGCATCCTGCGGACGCGGAGAAGATTGGCCGCATGCTTTTCGAGCTGCGCGACAGGGGCAACACGGTCTTGGCGGTCGAGCACAACCGGCAAATCATCGCTCTAGCCGACCACGTCATTGAGCTCGGGCCGCACGCTGGAGAGCACGGCGGGAAAATCGTTTACGATGGCGATGCGACCAGCCTGCTATACAAGAACACGCCAACCGCCAAGAACATGAACGAGGGGGTACGGATCAACCAGAAGCCGCTTCCCTGGTCGGAGGGCATCCTGATCAGCCACGCAAGCCGCCACAACCTGAAAGACATCAGCGTGACGATCCCCAAGGGAGTTCTGACGGCGATCACCGGCGTCGCAGGTTCCGGAAAGAGCACGTTGGCTTGCCGCGAGTTAGTCGAGCGCTGCCCGGAAGCAATCGTCATCGATCAGAAGCCCGTCAGCACCTCCATCCGGTCCACGCCCGCAACCTACACGGGTGCGATGGAGGAGATCCGCACGCTGTTCGCCAAGGAGAACGGTGTGGGGGCGGAGTGGTTCAGCTTCAATTCCAAGGGCGGCTGCCCCGCCTGCCGGGGCAAAGGGGAGATCAGCTACGAGATGGCCTTCGCCGAGCCGGTGGTCGTCCCGTGCGAGGAGTGTGGCGGGCGACGCTACAACCCGACATCGTTGCGCTACACCTATCGGGGAAAGAACATCAAGGAGGTCATGGACCTGACCGTCGAGCAGGCGATGGAGTTTTTCCCGACTGAGAAAGTGCGGAGGCGCCTCCGGGGCATGATGAATGTCGGCCTGGGCTACCTGACCTTGGGACAGGCCACGAATACCTTGTCCGGCGGAGAGGTCCAAAGGGTGAAACTGGCAAGCGAACTGCACAAGGAGGGGAACCTCTACATCCTAGACGAGCCGTCCACCGGCCTGCACGGGCGGGACGTGGAGGACCTCCTCTCCCTGCTGCGGCGCCTCGTGAACCGAGGCAACACCGTCGTCATCGTCGAGCACCGGCTGGAGCTGATCGCCCAGACAGACTGGGTCATCGACATGGGGCCCGAAGGCGGGAGCGAGGGCGGAGAGATCCTGTTCTGCGGCACACCGGGCGAGCTTGCAGGCTGTCCCACCTCGAAGACGGGCCGCTTCATGATGTCGCTTATGTAGAGTCGCTCGATGCAACCAAGCCTGCCCCTCCCCCGAACGACAACCAGCGCGCGAGTGCCCTTTCTTCGACCATCTCGAACCCACCAGGTATCAAAGGAGCTGGCTCGAGACCACAATTAGGTTCCTTGCCCGAAAACCGTCCCCCTTTGGCAGAAAAACTCTGCGGGGGGCTTTTGGAAGCGCCTCCCATGAGTCCCCCACCAAGCGTGCCATCACAAGTCGGGCCGCCGAGCCGACCCGTCGCCTTTCGACTGGCTCGAATCACGCTCCTGCGATCATTCTCATCTCGGCTTCGGAATAGCCCCGCGCGCCCTCCTCGCATAAACGCAGCATGCGCGCGTTCGCAATTTCACGGGCGAGAGCGAACCGCCGTGCATCTTCGAGCATGAACGCCCCGCCGAAGGGTGAAAGCACGTCCGATCTGAAATACCGCCGGATCAAAGATCGGGATAATGACAAAAAGAGTCGCCGCGCCTAACGACGTCGAAGGCACTATCTCGGAGGGAGTTCTCCACGCCACAAACAGCAGTCCCACCTGGGCACCAAGGTACCGCGTGTCTACCTCCGCCATCCTCAGCGGACCTCGGGGTGGCAACCCGACACTTTCCCCTTGCCGCCACCGGGAGGGTTGCGCGCCCGCAGTCGGCCATCCATCTCCTTCATAGAGTACCTCCTGCAACCTTACGCCTTGTCCTGAACCCCGTGCAACGCAGGACCGCCCCGCTTCAGTTCGATTTATACAGGCGGAGGGACTCCCGGACAAGTCACGAAGGAAGCGCCATTGGCCTGCAAGGCATCCCGGGAATTCGCTCGCAGAATGCGCGCGGTTGGGACGGGGCTAGGAGACATCCCCGTGCAGCCGCGTTATTACCCATCCCCTGGCAAAACCGAGCGCGCTTGAGACCCTCTCGCTTTTTTGGGCACGATCTTGGGGGGGCGAGAGGAAATCCCGACGAGTCGGTAGGTTAGCGCCGGCGAAGCCTCCAGCATGTTAGGGCAGATGCGCGAAAAGGAAAAGGCCAGAGAACGATGCCTCTGGCCTGCGGTTTCTTGGTCGCGGGGGCAGGATTTGAACCTACGACCTCCGGGCAAGCGAAGGGCGCTTCTCGTATCACGAGGTCAACCTTTATATCCTCCCAGCTCATGGTGCGTATTTTGCGGTAATCGGATGCTCTCCGTGGTCATATAAATCACCATAAATCACGCTGATACTCATTACCATACTCATTACTTTGCACCTTCAGGACGCCGAAGCATCTCCACCAGATACGAGATATCGGTGAGGTCGGTATAGTAGCTCCTGTTGACCTCCGGGCTGTGGCCGAAGTACGCCGCACGCTGGATTTCCGGAACTCCCTTATTCAGCCACTCGGTATTGAGCGTGGCCCGCCATACGTGAGTAGATACCTTGTTCAAGAGGGGAATGTCCAAGGCGTCAGCAAGCTCACGGTACAGCTTCTTGATGGCATGCTCCGCGTTGTTCAAGTCCCATTCTTTTCCGGGGGCGGCGGGAGCGGGGAACAGGAGCGCGTCCGGCGTCTCCCCGGCCTCTTCCAGACGTTTCCGTATGCGCTCGGCAACTCGCTCGTCCAGCACGGGGATGATGCGGCCCTTGTGCGTCTTCGAGGTCTCTTCGGTGACGGTGATGGTGAGCAGACCGTCCTTCTCGCCTACGTTCCCCCGCGTGAGCGTTCTCGCCTCATTGATGCGGAGACCAGTTGCTGCCTGAAGCAACGTGATCTCCGTAACGGCGCGGCGAAGGTTGCTCCTATCCTCGACGGAATAGCGGCCCCTCTTAGGCGGGGCAACGTCGGCGGGGTCGATGGAGAGCAGGTAGGCAATGACCCGCTCGCGCTCGCCGGGGCTGAGCGCCTGACCGCCCGGGGCCTTGTTTGTGGCACGGTGCTCGGGCAGACGCGGCTTGAAGCTCTTGAGCGGGTTGTACGCTATCACCTCGTCACGCACGAGCGGTTCTAGGACATATTTGCTCAGCGTCTTGGAGCACTGGCGCGCGGTTGCGGTCCCGTTCCTGCTTGCGATACCAGCAAGCGCTTCCTCGAGGTTGCGCGGGCGCACGGCGTCTGCGATTCGGAATCCCTTAAGCGCTTCTGCGGAAAGCTCGAGGACGCGCTTGTAGCTGCTTTTCGTCCGGGGGCGCAGAATCGAATCGTCGGTCGCGGCTATGCCCGGCAAAGCCTCCTGACGGATAAAGTCGCTCATGGAGGAGGAGCCTCTCCAAACGGAGACGCTCCCTCCAGACGTGGCGATGAGTTCTTGGGCCTTGGCGTGCGCGCGCCTGCGAAGCTCGCCTTTCGAGCACCTCCCTTTGGTGGTTCTATTAAGAATGCGCCCGTTCATGAGGCGTACGCTCCACTGCATCCGGTAGCCGCCATCGTCGGTCTTGACGATGGCGGCGCGCTCGATGCTGCTCCGGCCCGGTTCGAGTGCAACGCGCGGCATGGGGCCTCCTTTCTCTTTGGCTGCGCGCTGCCTACCGACGAGCGCCCGCGCTCGTCTCGCCGTCGCCCCCAACCAGACGGGAGTTGAGCCAAGCCTCGATATCGCATACGCGGTACAGCACCGGAGAGCGGTGGGAGCCGACCTTTATGTACTTGGGCCCGCGGCCCTGCGCGCGCCAATTGGAGAGCGTGCGGGGGCTGATGCCGAGCATCCGTGCGGCCGCTCCGTTGGTGACCGCGATTTGCTTCTCGGGAAGGATTCCCTTGTCGTGATTCTGAACGTACACAACCCTTGTCATGAAAACGCCTCCCAGCGTCAGGCACGCCGACGGTTGCGGCGTGCGGCCGAGCTGGGAGGCGCGCCCATCGGGCGCGATACGCGCGCCCGCGCTCCTCAGCATGCGGAGCTCGTGGCTCCGCGAGCCGACCTGTGGCGGTCAAATGGCCCTGCGTGGCCCGCGCGGGTTTGGTGCGCCGGACGCGGCGTGGGGCGGCTCTCTTCCCCGGGCAATCTCTTAAGAGGCCATGGGCGGCCTCACATGCATCCCGTGATAACGCATCGAGGCGTCATTGCACGCGGCCATAAACGGCCAATACGAACGTATCCCGACGGGCGCCAGCGGTCAAACGACGCTCAGCCCGCAAAGATTGACCGGCGTTTGCCGGAGAGACCGACGGGCTGGGCGCGGCCGGGCACCCCGCCCTCTCCGAACCTGTTTTTGGGGCAAAAAAAGTACACGGAAGCTACATGAAGCCCCGGATTCCATGGCGGGGAGCCCGGCCGGGGCTTGGTTGCCGCCATGGTTGCTCGCTTGCCGCCATGTCCATTGAGCGGGCGGCGCTCTTCTTGCCTGAGACTTGGGGTTTAGGGCCGTTCTGGTAGCCCCGGTAGCCCTTCCCGCCGAGGCATTGCAGATGAAGTACACGGCGGGATTGCCTATTTCCTGCTCTCTCGTCTTACCTGAAAAGAGGCCTACCGGCCCTACCGTCTGTCTCTCGTCCCGCCTGTACGGCTGATTTGGAGGGCAAGGACGGAGGGGCGGAAGGGCGGCGAAACCCCTCCCGGGCTCTCGGGTCGCGCTCGTCACGGAAAACACACAGGGCCATATCTGTTCATATATGAACAGATATGGCCCTGACCTGCTGTTTTACGAAAATTCACCCCTTTACGCACTCGTTCCCGGGCGGTACAAATCCCGTAATCAATAGTCGATTTAAGGAGGCAGGAATGAACCAAACTCCGAACGAGCTGTACCGCACCGTGAGCGAGGACTACCTCTCCGGGCTCGATGCGGACTGTCCGCCGCCGTTCTTCACCGTCGAGCGAGAGCTGCTTTCGGCGACGAACGGCGCAATCGAGGACTGGAGCCTCGGCCCGCGCGACCCGAACGCCCCGGCGGGGGCGAAGGAGAAGGATGCCTACCCCAACCAGAAGCCGCCGGGTGAGCGCCTTTCCAAGCTCAAGACGCTGCTGCCGCTTCAGGTCGCGCTCGCCATCAAGTACGTCCACCACGCCAAGCTCATCTGCCTCTCGGACAGGGAGGAGGATGGCAACTACGAGATTGGCGTGTACCAGACCGAGGGACGGCTCGCCGGATGTTACGACATAAGGCGCGACAACCTCCGGGCCCTCATCCGCCGCTATAACGCGACGATCACAAAGCGAGGCATCGATGAGGTCGTCGCGATCTTGCGGACGGAGTGCCCGAGGGTGATGCGCTGTCAGGATGCGAACCTCGTCTGCGTGAACAACGGCGTGTTCGACTACGAAAGCAAATGCCTGCTGAGCTTCAGCCCGGATTTCGTTTTCATCACGAAGATAGGCGTCGACTACGTGGATGGGGCGCGCAACCCCGTTATCCACAACGACGAGGACGGGACCGATTGGGACGTGGTGTCTTGGATGGATTCCCTCTCGGATGACCCCGAGACGGTTCACCTCCTCTGGCAGCTGCTCGGGGCGGTCATTCGTCCGAACGTCCGCTGGAACAAGAGCGCCTGGCTGTACTCCACGAGGGGAAACAACGGCAAGGGCACATTCTGCACGCTCGCCCGCAACCTCTGCGGGCCGGAGGCGTGCGCCTCCATCAAGCTCAAGGACTTCGGGCACAACTTCATGCTCGAACCGCTGACCCGCGTCTCCGCCATCATCACCGACGAGAACGACACGGGCACCTACCTCGATGACGCCGCCGCCCTGAAGTCAATCATCACGGGCGACCCGTTCCTCGTCGACCGGAAGTTCAAGGATGCGGTGTCGCTCAAGTTCAACGGGTTCATGATTCAGTGCATCAACGAGCTTCCCAAGCTCCGCGATAAGACCGATTCCATGTACCGGCGCCTGTTGGTCGTTCCCATGAACAAATCGTTCGAGGGGCGCGAGCGTAAGTACATCAAGAGCGATTACCTCAACAGGCGGGATGTGCTCGAATACGTGCTGTACCGCGTTCTCGCGGAGACGGACTACTACGAACTGGACGAGCCGAAGGCATGCCGCGAGCTTCTCGCCGACTTCAAGGGGTACAACGACGCCATCCGTCAGTTTCTCGAGGATGTGCTGCCCGAGGCATCGTGGGACCTGCTTCCGTGGCAGTTCCTGTACGACCTGTACCGGCGCTGGATGGCGAGGTTCAACCCCTCTGGCAGGCCGGAGTCCAAGAACGCTTTCGTCAAGGACGTAAAGCTGCTCGAGGCGGAGCTGGGCGAATGGGAGGTCACGCCCAACACCGTGCGCAGCGCGAACAAGATGGACTGGCCCGAGGCCCTCATCCTCGAGTACGACGTACGCGAATGGATGAACATGGCGTATCGGGGCTCCGACCCCGGGCGCATCGCCATGCCCGACCTCAAGGAGCGCTATCTCGGGCTTCTCCGCAACCCTCCCCACGGCGCTCCGAATCATTCGGTGGGCGGCGCTGCGGGCGCGGACGATTAGGGTCGCGCCGCGAAGTCGCAAAGACGGGTCGCGCATGGCGCGGCCGGTCTTTGCGATCTGCGCGGGGACGTTATGCCGAAGGGCGGGCTGCCTCGGGGCACCCGCCCTTTTCGTGTACGGCCTCTCTATGGCGGGGCCTCTGCCGAGCGCACGGCGCTCGGCAGGATTGCGGCGCGCGCCGCAACCGGGGACTGTCGGCTATGCCGACCGCAGCGCAAGCTGCGTCAGTCCCCCTTATGCCCTTTTGCCATTTTCGCCCCCGAAGCGTAGAGCGGAGGGGCGATGGCAGTTTCGCCTCGTCTATGCCGTGAAACGGCTGCGAAAGAAGCCCGGTTTTCGGGCCGATGGTTTTCGCTGTTCGCGCAACTTGCGAAAACGCCCCCGAAAGCCCTCGTTTACGAGGGGTCGGGGCGCCCCGTTTTTCGCATGGCAACCGCCCCTCGTGACGCCGTTGCGAAAATGCCCCACGTGGGGCGCGGCGGGCGAAAAAAAAGATGGGTGCGGCGATTTCTCGCCGCACCCATGGGGCACGATTGGCTAGTGAATCTCGGGGGCGGGCAGGACGGACCAGCTCGTGCCGAAAGTTTTCAACCCCCACACGTACAGGCAGAGCTCGCCGTCGTAGAACACCGGCTCGTCGGTATGGTTCATGAGGAAGCTCGGGTCCTGCACGATGTACCACTGGAAGATTTCCTCCCAAGGCGCCCAATTGCCGCTCATCAGCTCCATCGGGCGGCAGGCCATCTCGTTGGCGAGCACCACGCCGCCGCAGGTTTTCGCCAAGTCGGCGTAGGTCTCGATGCCGAACTCAGCCACGTTCGCCCCCTTCCAGTTCTTCGAGGACGTGGACGACGCACTCGCGCATGGCGCGCAGGAGGTCCCCGTCTATGCACTCGGCGAGGATGTCGGAATCCAGCACCACCTCGCCCATGGGGTTCACGAACCGCCAGTCCATCACGTTGTCGATGCGCTTCAGAACCATGCGCAGCGAATCCACGTCGAGGGCGGAAGTCCACACGTCATCCCTCAGCATCTTCTCGTACATCTTCGCTTGGGCGTTGCAGACGCGCGCGGTTCGCCTGAGCACCTGCGCCCGCCACTTCGTCTCTTCCCTCTCGCCGTGCCGCCCCTTCTCTTCCTTGTCCATTCGCAGCACCTCCCTTCGCACCGCCTCTCCGATGCCGGAGGCATGCTTTCCCCGCCTCGAAACGCATCCGGGGGTGTCGTGCGCGATGCTGGGGCTAACGCGTCGCCCCGCAGTCGCAATACTGGTAGTCCACGTAGGACTCCGTCTTGTAGCTGCCGTGGTCCTCCTCGTGGGAGCCGACCTGCACCTTCTGGGTCTCGTAGATGGTCTCGAAGTAGTGGCTGCCAGTGCCGCCGTTCTTGACGAGTTCGACGCCGTGCGCCTTGGCGTCTGCGGGGTCGGTCGTCGTGTACCCGTCTTCCGTGAAGATGTATTTCGTCCCGACGGCCACCTTCTTGTAGTCGTAGTCGATGACCGTCACGATGTTGGGCACCCACGTCTGCTTGGTGGCGGTGTGGTCCTTCCAGCTGTGCGTGTGGGACGGCTTGGACGGCTGGCTCGAAGAACCGCCTCCGCCTCCGCCGTTGGAGCTTGGGCTGCTGGAACCGCCGCTGTCCGTGCTGGCGGCGTTGCCCGCGTCATTCGAGGAGTCGGCGTTGCCCGCGGGAGCCGTCGGGTCCCCTGGCTCGCCGTCGAGGTCCGCGTTCCTATCCGCGTCGTCGGCGTCCTTCTTCGTCTCGTCGGAGGCGTTCGGGTTCTCCCCGACGTTGGCGGACAGCTTGTCGAGGATGCCCTTGCCCGCGTCGCCCTTCAAGGTCTCGTCGCCCTTGTCGACGGCTTTCTCGGTGTCGGCGACGATGGCCTTGAGCATCTCGTCCGTTACTTTCTCGGCGGGAATCTGCGTCATCTCGCAGGTCACGGTGGGCGCGTCCTTCGCGTCGGCGTCGACCGTCACGTCCTGCGCGTCGCCCGTGTCGAACAGCTCGTAGGCGGAGCCGTCGGCGTTGACGGGGCTGATGAAGTCGACGGTGTAGTCGCCCTCCCCGACGGTGACGGTGGATGTGCCCTTGTTGCCCTCGGCGTCGGGCGACACCGCGTGGTAGATGTCCACGCCCTCGCCCGTGATGTGCGCGATGGCGGGAGTGGAATCCGCGTCCCAGCCCTTGTCGGCCGTCACGTCGAGGACGAGGTCGGCGGTCTTGGCCGTTGCCTCGTCGGATGGCTCGGGCTGTGCCGTGGAAAACGCACCTGACGCGGCTGCAACCGCCACGGCGACGATTGCGACGGCAGCGATTGAGATTGCCGCCGCGTGAGGCTTGTGCCCCTTAATCCATTCGATTGTCTTTCCCATTTAGTCCACCTCTATCCCTTCGGTGTCGGGGGTGTCCCATGTGAAGCCCGCGTGCCCCTCGTTCACGACGGTGGCGAGGCCAGAATACCCGCCGAAGGTCGTGTCGTAGACGGTCTGGGTGGTGGAGTAGGCGGGCGAGTACAGCTCAACGGCCCCCTCGTCGGCTGCAAAGGCGCTCTCGGGAATCTTGACGTTGCTCTGCCAGCCGCCGCTATTCAGGACGCGGAAGCGCGTTTCCGGGCTTTCAAGGTCCGATGCGTCGTCGATGCTTGCCTCATAGAAGCTGAATCGAGGCTCGGCGAAGCGGATTTCCTCGCTCGCCGCGACGTTGCCCGAATCGTCGGTTTCCAGCGCGAGCGTGTAGGGCTGGGGCTGCGGCTCCCGGTATTCCGTCGCCTTGTTGAACGCCTGTCCCTCGTTGGCGGTATCGAGCGTGTTCTTCGTGTTCTCCAGAGTGGTCTGGAACTGCTCGATGACCTCTGCGCGATACTCCTCCGGCACGGCGTCGATGCCGTATTCCCCGTACTCGTTCACCGAATCGTACGTTCCCGCGTCGGCCTCGGCTTTCATGGTGTCGTAGCACCGCTGCCACGCCTCGATGGCTTCGGCGGTGCTGTCGATTGCGGACTGCTTGGCCGCGTCGAAGACGGCCTTGTCCTGCTGCTTGGCGAAGTCGATTATCTCCTCGTCGGAAAGCCCGTTCAGGTCGGCGAAGGTCGCGTCGTCGCATTGGTACACCGTGACGTTGCCGTTGCCGTCGAACGCGAGGATGCGCTTGATTGCCTCGTCTTTGCCGATTTGGTCGTCGCCGTCGTAGACCATCCATACGCTTTTCTGGCTGAACGCCTGCGACGCGGGCACGGGCTCGCTCGCGCTCTTGATGCCGTCGCCCGAGCTTCCGCAGCCAGCAAGGCAGAAGCTGGCCGCGACCACGGCTCCCAGGCCGAGCAGCTTCAGCGCGCCTCTTCTCGTGTACTGTTGTTTCATGTTGAATCCTCCCTTGCTTGGGTTTCCAAGTCTCCCGGCGCATCCCTGCGCCCTCGCGCAAACTTTAACTATATAGGCATAATTCAGCCCTTGCAGGCTATTATAGGTGAGAGCAATCGCCCATACGATTCAGAAAGACTTGATTCTGATGGGCGGTGACGATATGAGGTACTTCGAGATTGGCCAGAGAATCCGGCGCTACCGCAAGGCGTGCGGGCTTTCGCAGGAGGCGCTGGCCGAGAGGGTGGGAATCTCCGTCACCCACATGAGCCACATAGAGACCGGGAACACCAAGTTGAGCCTGCCTGTGCTGGCAGGGATTGCCGACGAGCTGTCGGTCGGCACGGACGCACTGCTTTCGGACGGGCCGAAGCCCGATAGGGCGAAGCTCTCCGCCGACGTGCAGGAGATTCTGGATTCCTTCGAGGCGGACGAGCTGCCCGTGGCGATAGAGGTGCTTCGGGCGCTGCGGGACGCGATGGCAAAGCGCCGACCCTGA